TCACTTCCTGGTGCCGATCTTCGATACTGCGCCGGCAAGATGCTCCGTCACCAGGTGCGCATAGCGCTTCGTTGACGCCGGTGTTTTGTGCCCGAGGACTCCGCCGACGGTGTACAGGTCAACTCCCGCATTGATCATCTCAGAAGCCGCGCTGTGCCTCAGGTCGTGGAATCGCATCTCCGGGTATCCCACCTTCATGCGAGTCTTGCGCCATTCGTATTTCAGTTTGTTCGCATTGATCGTGAACGGCACGCGGCGAGCGATGACTGCGATTTTCCGATGAATTGGCACAATGCGCGGCCGCCCATTTTTCGTTGTCGCGAGTGAGAATCCGTCCCGCGTGACCCTGGCGCGCAAGATCTCGCTCAGTCGCATGCCTGAGTAGAACGCAACCCTGATAGCCGCGCGAGCTTCACGGTGTGTGCACATCTTGGCCAGCATGAGCATTTCGCGTCGAATTTTATAGTCATGGCGTTCGTTGGCGATTTTCGGGATCACTAGCTTCCCAGTCTCGTCGTGCTCGATCTTCCCTTTTGCGTAGGCGTATTTGATCGCGGCCCGGATGTACCCAATTGTGTTGCTGATGGTCTTGTCACTCATCGCCCTTTTCCGCCGACCCTCTCGATCGACGGTCGCGCGCATATAGCCGGTGAAATTCAGAGACCAATCGTAAAGCTTAAGGGCATCCTGATTTTCATACTCAGGGGCATACTTATCCAGCACGCGAATGCGCGTCTCAAGGTCTTTCCAATGGGCGCCCTCGTCCTCGATGTGGACTCGAACGCACTCCCCAATCGTTACGATCTGCTTCCTGACGCCAGTTTCTACCGCGTAGACCTCGGCGTCCCACGCCCGTCCGAGCTTGTCAGCTTCTGCCGCAGAAATTCCCGCAGGGAGGAGTTTGGTTTTGCGGATACGCTTGTCCTCAATGATGCGTTCGAACGTCCAGCGGTAACGCCGGCGGCCGGCCTTTGTAATGGTTTCGATTGGCATGATGCGAGAAATTTATAGAGCGATTCGAGTTCGTAGACGTGCGTTTTGTGACCGAGTTTGTAGCGTTGGATGATCTCGCCGGCTCGGTCCATCCGGCTGATCGCGTAGCGGGGCACGCCAAGAATCTTGGCGGCCTCCGTTGCGCTTACTCGCTTGCCATTCGCAAGGTCCATTTCATACCCCACTGTTTGCGCGTTATTTCTAGAATTCGTTGTGCTGCTGCAGTCATGCTAGGATTGGCCGAACATAGCGCGGAGACTGCCATGGCCACCTGTCCGTACTGCGATCAGATATTCACGCAACTCACGATCGAACCCATGATCGGCCAAGTCCCTGTGGGACAGCAGTGGCGGTGCTTGGTCTTCAAATGTCCATGGTGCGACAAGGCGATAGGCGCAGACATCGACTTGACGGCGGTTCGCCAAGATATTTTTGACGCCATCAATGCCCGCAGGTAGCGGCCTTTTCTGTGTGCGCGTCATCCCTCTCGCGCCTGCTGTTTAGCCAGAGCGGCGAGAAGGGTGGCGACCTCCCCGGGATTCTCATTGCGCCATTCTTGCCAGCTTTCGTCGGTCAGCTTCCATTTAATCCACTTCGAATGATCCGGCTTCGCGTCAAACGGCTTGCGGTGCTTAGCGCAGCGATCGCACAATTGCGGGCCGAACGCAGAACACGTGAGGTGCCGGCCGCAGAAGTAGAGGCCGCAGCCGCGCTCACCGCCGTACGGCTCGCCACCACAGACATACGCCAAGCCGCGATGGATCTCGGTATTGCAATCTGGGTGATCGCAGGTGGCCGGCACGCCGTAGCCGATGTCGCGATTCCAGTTGCTATCGAATCCGATGCTCCAGCCCATCACGCGCCTCCAGATAGGTGATCAGCGATCGCCTGCAGGCGATCCCAGCGCGGCTTGTCAGATTCGCTGCACGTGTTTCGCGACGACCCCAGAAAGGTTTGCTCGGCCTCAATGTCAGCGATCATCTTTGTGGTATCGGCCGGTTGCACTGCCTGCGTCGCCGCAGCTTGCGGGGATGCGGCGCGGGCCGAAACCAGCCGTTCTTTTTCTTCCACGCATGCGTTCGTTGCAAGATTGACGGCGGATAGCATCAGGGCGTCAGTCAGGAAGCACAGATCATGCTCCGCGATAGCGCGCAGCGCGAACTTCGCGCCTTCGGCCCACGCGTCAACGTCGAGCCCCGCCGGCTCACCGTCCAGCACCACGGCGGATTGCTCGCCACACTCCGTACATACGCTGTCCGAACGCACGTAGTCGTGCGCGCATGCCTCGCCAGCTTTCGCGGGCTGGGTGGACTGAGGGGCGGCTTCAAGTGCCGTCTTTGCGTCGGTCAGAACGTCGCGGACGACAGTGCTCTGCGTCCAGTGAGGCTCGCCTTCTTCGTCGCGCGTGCATCGCATCTGTTGGTCGCAGTGGAACAACTCGACGTAGAGGCGCCGGCACAGTTCGCGCCACGCCACCGACTCCCCCGATTGCGCTGGCGCGGCAGCTGAGGCGGCGAGCATGGCGCGGACGATGTGCATCCATTCGCCCTTGGGCTTCTCGCGGGCGATGTGATAAAGCTCGATCATGTCGGCTTTCGAAAGCGCTTCACGTTCGTTGCAATTCTCAACCGCCTCGGCAGGTTTGCTTGCAGATAGCAGGGCGATGGCGAAGTCAACGACCATAGCCCCGAATTCATTGCGGTCAAGGTATGTGCCGTTCGCGCGCTTCCAGACTTCGTTAATCTGCTCATATGTCGGTTGCATCATCGCTCCGAGCTGGTTAAAGGTGGATGTCATTGCGGTGCCTCAATTCGATAGGCGCGGAAGTCTTCGCTGCCTGTCTCGATGTGTTCGAGATTTCCGACGCGGTTTGTCTTAAACATACCCATCGGCAAAAACACGCGCTCGAACTGTCCATGCCACTTTCCAAGATCGGTTAGCTCACCCTTGCTGAACCTTGTCGGCCCACACGCGCTGCAAAGGTGTTTGCCTTCTCGGTCTTTAATACCAGTCCAGTCGAACCATTTGGCGGGAATACGTGGCTGCATTCCCAAAGCCGTGTTCTCGCAGCATCCGCAGTGCTGGCATTGGTAGAGGCTCACGATTTTTTCTCCGCGTCAGATGGAGCGGTAGCGGCGAGAGCGGATTCGCCGAGGTCATAGATCACGATTCCGCCGATTTCGAACTCGGTGCGCCAGATCCCATCCGCCGACCATTCATCATCATCGTGAATATCTTTCTTCACTGCGGCGCGGTAGTCTTCGTCGGCGTCAGCCGGGCTCGTGTAGATCATGCCGAGTACCGCATCCAGAAGTTGCTCGCGCTCATTCACGTACGCGGCCTGCGGATGATCCGACTCGCCATAGCCGATGACGATGTAGCGTGCGGAATCCGCGTTCCCGGCGAGCACGGCATCGTCACCGCTGCGGGCGGCTAGGAGGTTGCGGAGTGCCCATTCGGCTTTTCCGGGTGCATCCATCGTGTAGCCGGGCCGGTCGTCGGGAAGTTCTTCGAGGAGATCCATTGCAGCGCAAACAGCATCGAAGTTGGTAGAGTCGATCACATGCATGCGCCCGTCATCGCCACAACCCTCCTCGCTGTCGTCTAGCGCGATGAAGGTCGCTCGCACCGCCTCGATAAGGCTCTTGATGATCGCGACTTGATCCGCCCGCACTGCCTCTGCCTGCTCGGCGGCAGTGGGAGCGACGGGTGCGGCGTGGCGGATGATCTCGACGACCATTTCCACGGAATCGATCGGCAGGCCAATGCCGTGCGCCTCGCAGATTTGCACGACGCGGTCGTAGTCGATGGGCGCCTGTGCTTCTTCCGTTTGCTCGCGCGCAATCTCCTGCGCGTCCCACGCATCCGCCATGGCGCCGTAGTCGGTGTCATCCCAAACTGCGCCGATACCGCCGCACTCGGAACAGCCGCCGCCAAGGTCGCACTTGAGGATTGCGCTGAACGGGTAGTGCCCGACCGGGTGGCCGTCTTCGGTTTCGTGGCAGCCGTCGCAGGTGCGCCAGAAGCCGTCCCCGTTCTCCAGCACTTCGGCGACGCCCTCCAATTCGACGGGAGCGGTAAGCACTGCGTCTTTAGTGGTCTGATTCATGGTGTCCTCACTCATTGTTCGATTGCTTCGCGCGCTGCGCGGATGGGGTTAGGCGGCGAACAGGTCGCCTTGGGCAGCGGCGATCCGCTGCTGTTCGGTGACGGATGCAAGTTCGTGCGTAATGCGCGCGCGGGCAATGTCGACGTATTCCGGCGTCATATCGATGCCGATGAATCGAAACCCTTCGCGCATCGCAGCCTTGCCCGTGCTCCCGGACCCATGAACGGGTCCAGCACCAGCCCGCCTTGCGGCGCGACCAGGCGGCAGAGATACGCCATCAGGTCGGTTGGCTTTACCGTCGGATGGAAATTGCCGTTGCGTTCCTGCCAGTCGGCCGTTTCGCGATCGCGCATGGTTGCTTCGGTCTGCACGGCGGGCGTCTCGCTGCCGCCGACGCCTTCGTTGCGATCGGCGCGCGACGCCTTGGCGCAGTAGAAGAAGCGGGCTGCGGTGCCGGTGTCGAGTCGACGTGCGCCTGGCTTCATGGCGAAGTTCGTGCCGCCATTGCCGGAATACGTTCGCTCAGCACTCGGCTCCGCGTAGCGCATTGCGCCGTAGACGTTGGCGGTTTTCTTTTCGCCATTGGTCTTTGCATCGGCCATTTGGCCTGGCGCATCGGGGAATGCCTCGAGTACTTCATCCGAGCCGTCGTGGATCACATTCGCTGGCCAACGGCCGATCCCTTCACCAATACGGCAGCCGTAAATGTTCAGCGCGCCGGTACCGTGCTCCAGCACGTTTGCCAGCAGTGTGCCGACCATCGGTTTGCGCGCCATGCAGATCGGCTCGTGCGCCGGCTTGATCGCCGAGCCCCATCCAGCGTGCTCGCCGTGCAGGTTGCGCGACTTGGGGAACCCGCTGCCGTAGATCCACATGATTTGATCGCGCACTTCGAAACCGGCATCCTCGATCGCGCAGGTCATGCGGTGATAGGTCCGCGATCCGGCGAAGGCCAACAGGTGTCCGCCCGGCTTGAGTACTCGCAGGCATTCAGCCCAAAGCTCGACACGTTGCGCAATGTCGCCGCCGTCCCATACCTTGCCCATGAATCCCTTGTCGCCGATGCGGTGCCGTCCGTGCGGCATGTCGGGATTGTTCGTTCGTGCGTGACCGCCGCGCGAAACTTGCGTCAGGTGGTACGGCGGGTCGGTAACGATGGCATCGATCGACGCATCACCCAGCGATCGCATAACTTCCATGCAGTCACCTGTGTGAAGCTCGAACCGTTGCTGTTGCTCGCTCATGCTCGCCTCAATAGAAGGGTTTATTCGTGTGGCGCATAAGCGCCGTTTATTCGTTTTACAAATACTCGTTGCGCTTACAACCAGCGGCTATCCGGTCGGTGTCGCGATCTGCTTTCGCACTGCTGCAGCGGTCGCCTGCGAGCAGCCGAGGAACTTCCGAATCTCGATCACGGTGGGTCGCAAAGTGCCGGCGGCGATCGCGGACACGACGCGGGTAACGTCGTCGGGCTGTTCGGTCGCCGGTGACTCAAGCGCTGCTACTGCGTTACTGGAATCCGTTACTTCTGTGACTGGTTCCGCGTGACTGCCTTGTGTGACGGGCGTTACCGCGATTTCAGTCATGACGGCGGTGCGCAGCGCGAGCAGCCAGGCGAAGCAGGCGACGGCTTCGAGCACACCAGCGAAGGCGAGCCCTGCAATCAGATCGGCGCGAGCAGCAGTTACGCCAAAGGCGGTCATTGCACCGGTCACCGGGTCAGCAAGCGCCGCGTCACGAGCGACAGTTGCGCGGTCCTGCGCGGTCTCGATCCGCACTGCCTCGGCCTTCTCGGTATCCAGTGCTTCCAGCTTCGCGGCGAGCGTTGCGCGTTCAATGCGCAGGGCGGGGCACGGTTCAGCGCAGCGACGCTCCGTTACTCGCGCCAGTCGCGCTACTACGCCGGCGCGGTCACTGGCGATAACGGTCAGGTCACGACCATGGGCGGTAACGACCGGCACCGCTGCGGCGCGCAGCTCGGCTGCATGACGGGAAGCCGTCACGAAGAAGACTGCATGCCCGTAGCAGGTGGCCGCAATGCATCCGATCCAGAGCAGGGCGCCGACGGCACGCACGCCCCAGCCATGCGACCGAACGAGCGCGGGCAGCAGATGGGCCGCGACGACCAGAACGACGCCGACAGCGACCCACAGCGCGCGCTCAGCGACGAATCCGCCGCGTTGCAGGCCTGCTTGAATGGAGAGGCACGCTGCAGTAACGGTTGCTGCGACTGCGAGTGATGCCGGGAGAGCGCGCGTAGGCATAATCAGTCGCGCTCCGTGCAGTCCAGAATGACGAGGCCTTGGCCGCCGGCCTGCACGTCAAATACGGATTCTTCGCATTCGGCCGATGTGCCCTCGTCGGACCAAGCCGTATCCGTGTAAGAGCAGATCACGACGTGGTGGGGCGGGAACTTTCCCAGTTCCTCGATCAGTTCAGAGACGGTCACGCTGCCTTCCTTGGGTCGTATTCGACCCAGGTGATGATCTCGGTGCCTTTGATCTTGCCGATCTTGGGCGAGCCCTTCTTGTCGAGCGAAACGCCGCGGCACTTGACGACATACCCCTCGTAGAGCTGGGTCGTTCGAGCGATGGAGATCCACTCGTCGCAGAATTGGGGGGGCATCGAATGCGGCGGAAACCTGGACCGGCTTCATCGAAGCAAAGATCTCAGTGGCAACGTCTTCGACGCGCGCGCGATACTCCGACTCGGTCGGCATGACCTTTGTCTTCGGGTCGCGGGTCGGGACTCGCTTTTCAGCGCGCTCACGCGCCACAAGCATCGACGATGCGAAAACACAAAATGCACTCATGATTCACTCCTAGAGTCTTTGCGGCGCTCTTTGCTGAACAGAAGACCGAGACCGACGCCCGCGGCGGCAGCGCCCAATACCGCGACAGCGAACCATTCGAGACCGGTCATGCTAGGATCCCTCCATCTATCGGGGGCGGTCATGAGCGAACGAGTCATCCAAGACGGGAACCACGAATACAAGGTTGTCTCTATAGCTTTGACCGACGGCGGCTGGACGACCGCGATCATCCATATCGATCACGGTAGCCATCCGCCTAATGAGACCAGGCTGGATAGCAACCTCGAACATCCGACTGACGAGGAAGCGCTTGCTGCCGGTGAAATGGTCGTGACCGATATGTGTCGGCGACGCAACAACTAGCCTCACGGGGTGCTTCTCCTGAACTCGACGACCCAGACCCACGGGTTGGCGTCCCACGAATCGGCGCCGTTGATCGATTCCCAAAGGCAGTGAAACGAACTGCGCGGCGAGTAAGTGCCATCTACGCCGCTTCGGCCGTAGGTGCTCCAGAACCCGGCAGGCGTCTTGCCGATGCCTTCGGCAATCGCATCAGCTTCGCTGATGTCCTGCAAGCGCTCGACGCGCACGCCAGCGACTTCGAGCGTGATGCGGGATGCCCAGCGCGGCATGTGGATGGAAGGACGCCATGGTTCGCCGTCGCGCTCCTGGGTCGCTTGATACTCGACGCGGCGGCAGTACTCCTGATCCGGCACATATCGGGCGACGCCGAGTTCCATCGACTTGCCCGGCGGATTGATCTCGACAACGCCGCGCCACGTCTCGCGCACCCACAGACGGTCACCAACCGCGCCGTGCGGGCAGGGCAGCTGATAGTTCGTTTCGTCGCCGCGCAGCGCCCACCAGAATCCAGTATTGGGGTCTTCGAATCCCCAGCACGTGGGGTCGTTCCAGTCGGCTCCGTTTTTCGGGCCACCGCCAATGAATTCGATACCGCTGCGTTTCGTCACTGCCAAACGTCGCGTCTGCGTCTTGCTGCCGTCGAGCAGAGCGCGCACCATCGGGCCGCTGAAGAGGATCGGACGTTCTTTCATGCTGCCGCCTTTGCCGCTACGATCGGCACGACCTGATTCGGCTTTGCGTCCCAGCCGCACAACTCAGCTGCGATGAACTTGCCGGCCTTCGACTGATCGCGCGTGTATCCACTGAATCCCGCGCAGTGATACATCTGGTGTTCCTCGTGCCAGACGTTGAACAGTTCCGGGTTCCCGGGAAAGAGGATGTCGCGCAAGACAGACGCCCGTTCGAAGTCCATCCGCTCGACGGCTTTCGCTAGTTCGCGCTCGAGGCGCTCGCGTTTCAGGCCAGCATTGCGCTTGATTCGCGGGTTCTCCGGGCACTTTGCGTACAACTCGAAGCATGCTTCGTTCGTGTAGTCGTACTGGCCCGTCACGACCCACCACATATTGTTAATGTTGTAGTGGGCAACGCCGGTGGCGATGCGCCCCTTGCGGTCGAAGAACCACACGCGCTGACCGTGCTCCAGTTGCGCGCCGTCCGCGGACCTGCGGTTGTAGTCCATTGAGCCGTTCTTCTGCAGGTACGCCGGCCAGTCGCCCTTAAAGTGCCAGCTTTCAGCGTAGTGCTTGTGAATCCGCTCGATCGCAGTCTGCTCGAGCGGCTTGCGGTAGATGCTGCGCTTGTCGGCATCGAACTCATAGCCGGTGAAAACGCCGCACAGATAGTCCCGGATGCGCCGACGTGTGCGCTCCATCTCAATGCGGATCAGGTAGGGCATAAGCGCCTCCTGATTGAATTCGTATCGGCCACCATGATCCGGCCGCTCGGGCGCGTTCACGTTCTGGAACATGTCCAGCTCGATCGTGCCGCCACTCATCTTCAGGTCGGCGCGAAGGTTGCCTTTGCGCGCGTAACGGTTGTCTGGCCCTGTAAAGATGTGAGTGTTTGGCCCCACAGTCCAGCCGAGGCGGCGAAGGGTTTGAACTATGCGCGTGAACACATCTTTCTTGAATTGGCGCTCAAGCTGCTTTTGCTCGTTCCAGTTGCGGGAATGAACGCCTTCTTCGCGTACGAACAGGCCCGCATCTTGGAATGAGATGCGTCCCGTGCGTTCGATTCGACCTTTCGTCAGAGCCATGTCAGGTATCCAAAAAGAGTGGGCCGGGACAGCGCCCACGAGAGCCGCGGCTTGGGGCCGCAGGACCGAGAGCTAATCTCCGACGCGCGGATAGTGCGCATCGCATTCGTGTTCGAACTCAAACTCGCGCGGCAGGCGCGGATCGCGCTGGTCTGCCTGCTTTGCTACTTGCACCATGCGGATCGCCGTAAAGGCCAGAAGAACGCACAGGACTGCTAAACACAGGATGATGTTCGAGACCATTGGTGAGCCTTTACGGGATCAGGTGCAGCGCGACAGGCAGGTGAGGGCAGTACTCGCTCCCTGTTCATCCCATTGCTGCACGGTTGCACAGAGCAGAACGACAACCGCGAGGGCGGAGGTCGTCACAGCCACGTATTTGACGAGAGCGAGCATTACCATGCACCAAAGTAACGGCAGACGCCTTCGACGATGAACGGCGAGGCCGCGAGGATCGCGAAGCAGAGAAGCGGGCGCTTCGTCGTGCGGCGCGCGTACTGTTCCAGCTCTGCGTCGCTCATGCCGCCGTCGGCGAAATAGTCGATCTCGTTCGCGGGCCGCGTTGCTTCGGTGAATCGAGGTGCGGATACAGGCAGGGTGCTCATCTCAATGTCTCCCGTCACCGCGGCAACACTTCTTTGCCGCGAGCGAAGGCGACCTGAATGCGCGCCTTCGGACAATGGGCCAGATCAGAGAGTGAGAGAACTACGACGGTTCGCCCGAGCTGCGCGACGAAACGGCAATGGCCGTCGAGGCTTTTGGTTGCAGCGCGATGCATGGCTTTTCTGACGTTCATCTCTCACTCCAAGATTCTGGAAGGTGGTGAGATGCGCCCTAAGAACAGAGGACTTGTGGAAATCCGCTCAACTTAGGGCACTTGTCACGCTGGCGCTGTCATCCAGCGCTTGAGATGAAGTATAGAAAAACTAGACAATAAAAGTCAAGAAAAACGAGACTCGTGCATACGATTTTTTTGCGAACATCCGGCTAGGCCTGCTTAGCGCCTATACCAAAACTGACCGTTGGGGGAAGGGATGCTCGATTCTTGGGTGTTTCTGCTGCTCTTGCTTGTCGTTGGCGTGGCGATCCTGGTCGCTATTGCCCGATGGATTCGCGCTGTGGCGCTGTGGTACTGGCGCGTGGATGAGGGGATTGATCTGCTTCAGGAGATCCGCGACGAGCTGCGCGAACTTAATAGACGCGCTGATCGCGGTGATGGCGGGGATGTGCTTGAATTCCCGCGCCGAGCGACGCGGGATCGAATTGAGCCTAGGTGAGGCCAAAGCCCCCACCCTAGTCTGGGCGCCACATTGACTGCTTTGCGATGCCAGCGACGTAGTGAATCTTGTCGATCTCGTCTTCGTGAAGCGTGATTTTGCCGTGGGCCTCGTTAATGGAGAGCAGGGTATAGCGGCCGGCAGATTTGTACGCCAGCTCTTTCACCATCACACGTCCATCTTTCGACTTCACCATGACTTCTTCGCCCGGCTGGATGGGGTGGTTTGGTTCGATGATTACGAACTCGCCGTGCTTGATACGTGGACGCATGGAGTCCCCCGAGCATTCGATCGCGTAGGCATCCGGATCGGATGTCGGCCAGTCGATGTAACCATCCCCGTGTCCCACAGGGTATTCGACGTCGGCCCAATACCCGTTGTCGCCAAGTTGCGCCATTCCTACCACCGCTAGTCGCTTCCGCTTCCCGAGGCCTTTGGGGCGGAATTCATCGTTGTACTGGATAGCGACCTTTTTTTGACCCACACGGGCCAGCACCCAGGCGCTGTTGTAGCCAAAAACGGTCTGGAGCGTCACCGCGTCTTCGACGCTAATAGCGGAGCCTTTGAGCCAAGCTTCCACGGTCTCCGGTGAAATCTTGGCCTTGTCAGCAAAGGCGCCGCTGTCCATGCCTGTTTCCGTCAGCATTTCCTGCACACGCGTTGCGACGTCTTTACTGTCGAATGGGGTGGCGCTGGAAGTGCTCGGCTGAGAATCGGGCATCGGGCACTTAGTGACAACCGAAATCTCTTGAACCTGAGCATAGCTCGGCTCGTGCCTGCCGTTTTCCCAAGCAGACACGTTTCCTTTGGTCACACCGAGCTTTTCGCCGAGCTGCTCTTGTGTTAGGTCGGCTTTCTTGCGGGCAGACCGGATCCAGTTTCTCATTTCCATGGCGGCAGGGTATAGGAAATCTAAACGGTCTTGGTCTCGTTTTTCTTTACTTTCAGGTCTAGTAAATCTATACTTGTCTTGAAGATCACTCATGACCTGACTCCCAAATGGCAAAACACCCCATCGCGATCGCTGCAGAGCTTGTTGGCAGCTTCAAAAAGCTGGCTGACATCCTCGGCGTGACCAAGGGTGCTGTGCACCAGTGGATGGGTATGGATCGCCAAGTCCCGATCGAACACTGTACGCCGATCGAACAGGCGACCAACCGTCAGGTAACGCGCCAGATGTTGCGGCCTGATGACTGGCTTTCGATCTGGCCGGAACTGGCCGAATCCGACAGCGGCAAGGCCGCCTCGACGGATCGCGCGGCAGCTACTGATGATACACAGCCGCCCGCCGGCCAGCGGAGCAGGAAAAAATAGGAAAGTTGTCGTTCTCATGTAGTTGAAAGGGGTCTTAGGACCCCTTCATTTGGCGGCACGAGAAAGTAGTAATCCAAGTCGTAACCCGATGAATTTTTTCAACCGAGGTAACTAGATGCAGACGCAACAAACGCCGCACAAGGCCGCTGCACATAGCCTTAGGCCGGAGCGTGACGCGCCGGCGCCGCGCTTTTTGCCTGATGAAGAGATCGCTGGCTGCGCGTCTTTTCGCGATGCCGTTTGGCTTGCCTGGGAAAACCGGGCGTGTCGAGGCATGACGAAAAGAACGCTGGCGGAGTTGTGTGGCCTGTATGCGCCGCACGTCACCAACTTCGTGAACCCCCAGGCGTTTGATTCGAAGAGGAAGAAGCGGGCGGATTTGCCGGCAGAGAAGGTCGACGAGTTCGAGCGTGTAGTAGGCAATCGGGCGGTAAGCCAGTGGTTGGCAGACAGGACCGAATTGACCATTTTGGAAAGGATGATCGCCAACAAGAGGTGATATGGACGATGAGGTAGCACTCTCGAAAGTCCAGGGGGCATTCGAACAAGCAAAAAGCAAGGTCGGCAACGACGCTCACAAACTACAGGAGGAGATCAGGAACTTAAGGACCGACGATCCAGTGCTGTTCGAGGCATTCAAGCATGTCGGACAGCTGATGGTGCAGGCAGAGCAGGGACATTGAAGTAAAGCGCCGGTCAGACCGGCCGGCGCATCAAATGGGTTGAATCGACACATAAGCCACTTGCGAGCCAGGCGTCTTATGTTCCGATTTAGTACTCCTACCGGAGCCCATATGGAAACGAGCTTTTACAGCGAACGCTCTGGCCGTCGCGTCGCCGAGACGCAGCAGGACGCGTATCACGGTTTGACCGTCAAGGAACTGTCCGCGAAACAACGGATGGTGTTGGACGCGTTCGAACATGGCCGTCCGCCGCTGACGCGCGAAGACATCGCCGCAATCACCAACCTGAAGCTGTGCAGCGTCTGCGGCCGCGTGCGCGAGTTGCTCGACGCCGGTCGTCTGGCGGTCGTCGGCGCGCGCAAGGATCTGGCTACGCAAACGAGCCAGCAGCTTCTTGCCATCACCACGAAGGTGGTCGCGTGAGCCATCACCTCGTCAATCGGACCATGGATGTAAAGATCCCGGGCCTCCGCAAATGGGTGCTTTGCGTTCTTGCCCACAAGGCGCTCATGTCGTCCGGAGAAGTGGAAATTACGATGGCTGATCTCGCGGAGATCTGCTGTCTTTCGACTTCCTGCGTTCGCGACCACGTCAAGCATCTTCATCACGGTGGTCAAATCGACGCTCTGCTGCTGCGCAACAGTTGCGTCTATCGCATTCGCGTCAAGGTTGCTTGAAATGGCGCTCGCAGAAGTCATCCAGATGCCCGAACAGCCTCGCTCGGTCCAGGTCGAGGACGGGTTCACCCGCATCGCCCACGGGATCATGGAGGCGCTCGCGCTGGCTGATCTCGGCAAGCGCCATTACAAGATCATGCTGGTGATGTGCCGGCAGACCTACGGCTACAACAAGAAGGCCGATGAGGTAAGCCTGTCGCAGTTCCACGATAAGACCGGCATTCTGCCGCCGAACGTCTCCACGGCGATCGACGAGCTGGTGGATATGCGCGTGCTGGTCAAGACGCCAGGTAAGTACGCAGCCTGCCTGGCTGTGAATAAGGCCTTCGCCCAGTGGACGGGCAAGGCCAAAGTGGATGTGTCGAAGGTCTGGGGTTATCAAAACAATAACAGCACTGTTATCGAAACGATCAGTGAGGGTTATCAAAACAATAACAGCACTGTTATCGAAACGATAACCACAAAAGACAACTCCAAAAGAAAAGACCAAAAGACAACTCCAAAAGAAAACCTTTCGCGCTCGCTTCGCGAACGCTTTGAGATTTTCTGGGCGGCATACCCGAAGAAGAAATCGAAGACCACGGCAGAGAAGGCATTTGCTAAACGCAACCCGGACGAGCAGCTCTTTAACGACCTGATGGCAGGTCTTGAGCGTGCCAAGACTTCGGAGCAATGGCAAAACCCGCAGTTCATCCCGCACGCAGCTACGTGGCTGAACGCTGGCGGCTGGATGGACGAGATTCAGACCGCTTACACCGACGACGAACTTGCCGTGATCCGGGCCTTCAACAAGGCGCTCGGGGAGCGTATCGGCGCGGTGGACGAGGCCGTCTTCGTTGAGGCGCGTGCCGGAGCAATCCGCGCGTTCCTCGGCAAGCTCGCTGCGGATCCTGAGGCGTGGACGCGGTATTTCCCGGCTGTGCGCGACAAGGTTGATCTGCCGCCGCACGCGGGCTTCGATTACCTGATCAGCCCGAAAGGCTACGGCGACGTGAAGGGGCGCATGCAACTCAAGCGCAATCCAGACGGTACCCGCGCGTCGGGCGATTGGGACAAGACCGCGAGCGGCATCAAGGCTAAAGCGACTGAGCTGGGCATCGCTTTCACCGATTTGGACGTGGTGCCGGCCATTGCGGCCCGCGTCCGAGCCGCGCTCGCGAAGCAGGAGGGCGACGCATGACCAGCCGCTCAAACGCTCTCCGCTACCCGGAAGGAACGACGAAGGTCGGCACTGCGAATGTGCGCGAGGAATCGTGTCTGACCATGACGACGGCGCAGCGGCGCATCTACGAGAAGACCGGCAACCCACCGCAGACGGCCGCGCTCGACGATCCGCTTGACCCGTTCAGCCCGGCAGCCCTGACGCGCGCGGCCACGAAGAAGCCGTCCAAGTACCGCAACCAGAAGTGCGAAAGCGGCGGCATCAAGTTCGACAGCAAGCGGGAAATGATGCGCTGGCATGACCTGGTGCAGATGCAAGTGCGCGGCGAGATCAGCGAACTGGAATTGCAGGTGCCGTTCGTTCTGGCGCCGGCGGTGACCATCGCTGGCCGCAAGCGTCCCGCGCTGCGTTATGTCGCCGACTTCGTCTACGAGCAGGGCGGTGAGCAGGTGGTGGAAGACGTGAAGGGTCGAGTCACCGAGGGATACCGCATCAAACGTCACCTGATGGCCGCGCGCGGCATCACGATCAAGGAGGTCAAGTAAATGGCCGGAATCAAATGGACTGACGAGGAAGATGCCGTGCTGGCTGAAATCTACAACGTCCGGAACATTGCCAAGCACATGCATCGATTGCCGAATCGCACGCTTCGCGGCGCGAAAGAGCGAGCTGCGCGTCTCGGCCTTGTGGAATTCAACACGCGCCGCTGGCCCGATCATGAAGAGGCCATCGTTCGCGACGCGTACGCAAATGGCACGCCGATTAAAGAGGTCGCGCGGATGCTCCCCCATCGTTCAGATCGGCAAATCCACTACTACGCCGCACGTATCGGCTTGCGCGGGCAGTTCAATGGCAAGACCGGTTCTACTTACTCGTGGGTGCGCGAGGCGGTCATCAAGCAACTTGACGGCGAGATTCCACTGACGATCACTGAGTTGGCCGAAAAGACTGGTGCGTCCGTCCCCGGGGTAAAGCATGTCCTGAGTGCAGGCCATGGAGTCATATTTTATATCGCCGATTGGGACCGCTTCGGATACGAGTTTGCATCCAAGTGGCTCAATGGGAAGAAAAAAGACGCCCCGAAGCCGCCGAAGAAAACCATGGCGGAGTCATGTAGGGACTGGCGCGCAAAGCAAAACGCACGCTCGGCGCCGTTTGACCCGTTCCGCACGCTCGTCGTCCAGGTGGCTGCATGAAGCTATATCTCGCTGGCCCGATGATGGGCTATCCCGAATTCAACAAGCCGGTATTCCGTGCCGAGGCCGCACGTCTGCGCGCGCTCGGGTTCGAGGTGGTCAATCCGGCCGAGTTGAATGAGGGGAATGACGGCGACTGGCTCGCGTGCATGCGCGTCGACATTGCCGCAATCATGACCGAGAAGTGCGACGGCATAGCGCTGCTCGAAGGCTGGGAGCAATCGCGCGGCGCGCCGATCGAGCATCGCTTGATGCGTGATCTCGGCCTGCGCGTCATGTTGGCGCGTCACATCGTCGGGCTCGCTGGCGACCTGCCGGTGATCGCGCAAGCAGCTGTCGTCGAACTGATTGGCACGGAGGCGGCTTGAAGCGGTCGGCGCCGATGAAGCGCACCGGGTTCAAGCGGCCCGAGCCCGGCGCATTCAAAAAGCAGCTCGACCGCAACACGCAGACGCTGGTGCGCAAGAGCGCGATGAAGTCGAAGAAGAAGCGCGTCACAGTCGCCGACGGCTCGAAGTATCTCGCGGCGTGCCGCGGCGAGCCGTGCTACCTGAACGTGAAGTGTGCGCAGTGCGATTGGGCCGATCCGACGGTGGTGCCGTGCCACGACAACCGACTCAGCGCCGGGAAGGGTATGGGGCTCAAGGCGGATCACAAGCGGACGTTGCCGGGTTGCATGTTGTGTCACGCATGGCTCGATCAGGGTGCCGCGCCGCGCGACGAGAAATTCGCCCGGTTCGACGCGGGGTTTGCGCGCTGGGTTGTGCGGCGCGCTCGAAAGATGGGATTAGAAATGCAGGAGGCAGCTTGAACACACCTTATGTGAAACGGTTTCAGAGGAACGCGCAGGGCCGAGACTTTGCCGTCGGCGACATCCACGGCTGTTTCAAGCTCTTGCAAACGGTGCTCGACAACAGCGGTTTTGATCCGGCGCGCGACCGGCTGTTCTCTGTTGGTGACCTGGTCGACCGCGGCCCGGATTCAGAAGCGGCGCTCGAATGGCTCGCGAAGCCATGGTTCCACGCAGTGCAGGGCAATCACGAAGACATGGCGATCCGCTACGTGAACCCCGGTCAGCGTGACGCCGACCACTATCTGATGAACGGCGGCGCATGGCTTATCGGCATGCCGCCGCACGAGCAGAACGAATACGCGCTGGCGCTTGCCACATTGCCGTATGCGATCGAGGTTGAGACGGCGGGCGGGCTGGTGGGCATCGTTCACGCAGATGTTGCGGGCGCGACCTGGGCGGAGATGGTGGAGCGGTTCGCCAACGTTACAAGCAACAACAAGCTCAAGGCGATCACCAACCATTGCCTGTGGGATCGTCAGCGCGTCCAGTCCGAAGACGTATCAGGCGTGCCCGACGTTCGCGCCATGGTCGTGGGGCATACGCCGCTTAAACGTCCCGCGATCTTGGGCAACGTGTACCACATCGACACGGGCGCGGTGTTTCGCGACGGGTACTTCACGTTGCTCGACCTTGCCACGCTGGTGACTATCCCGCCGCGCGCCAAGGTGCTCACCTGGGAGGCAGCGTAATGAAGGTGTTTTCGCACATCGCGCTTAAGTCGACACGCTCGGTAGGTGGTCGACGAGCGTCGGTGTTCCGCAGCGGATGGTTCGACGTTGCGCGGCTGTATGGCCCAGTGCGCGAGTCACATGAACGCGGGACGCTCGGGCGCGGCTATATCTGGGCCGACATAGTGATTCCCGAAGAGGATCGCGAGCATCTATCCGTCGTGTTCAACGTGGACGGCACGATCCCCGTGCAGGTATGGGTGAACACGCATCGAAAGACGCTGGCGGCGTTTCTCGCCAGTGGTGATTCGGAATGGAACGTACGGGAGATGGGGTTATGAGCTGCCTATCGGTTGGGTTTTGGTTCGAGGCTGGCCGAGTGTTGTTCCGGGCCTCAGTCGTCGGTGTGATCGTCGCGTGCGTCGCGCTGTATTTCGGCTGGCTTGTCTGGAAGGCGCGGTGATCATATGAGTGCACACGCCTACATCCAATACGCCGACGTGCCTGACGTCTTGACCGCGTCGAGCAGCCAGCACGTCGACAACGTCACGCAAGCAAAGGTCATCGCATTCGACGGGTGCCCACTCTGCGGGCATCTTGAAGTTTTGAGCGACAACCGCATTCAGATCGAGTTTCCGTGGCCGCATGCGCTTGAATTGCGTCATGCCTTGGGCGACTGGCTGAGCTATCACGGCATCAACTACACGGTGGTCAATTGAGCACGACGACACGACTCAAAGGCGGCGAACTCGCCAAGCTGGCCGGCATGTGGTCGAACGAGCAGGCGTTCTGGGATTGGGTTGCACTTATCCAGGAAAACCCTTGTCACGGGCCCAGCCACGCTGCCGCATTCATCCGTGCTGTGTGTGGCGTCGAGAGCCGCGCGCTGCTCGATCATGACGCCTCGGCGCGCGCGAAGTTCGACCAGCACATCCGCAAGCCCTACGCGAAGTACCGTGCATCGGTGGGCTGTGTATGAGGATGGCCGATCAGCGCGATCCGATGATCATCGTGCAGGAGCGGCAAGACGCCACGTGCGCCGGATGCCGGGATTTGGACCGAGACTACACGCCTGGCTTTCGCAAGTTCACATGCCGCAAGGGCCAGCAGAAAGCGCAGCAAGACGTATTCAACATGATTCGATGCACCAAATACCGCACGGGGGATAGATGGGCAATTTCCAGAACATGGAGCACCGACTGGACAACTGGGGCAGTACCGTGCGTTCTCCCAAGTTTCATAGCGGCGTCTGTGCTCAATGGGCGCGCTTGTGTGTCGCGCTGCGCGACGGCGCCAACGCGCCGGCCGCCGTCACGCCGGTCGAGAAAGACGGATGGTTGGTCGAGGCGGCATGGTCGTCGATGCCCGACCACGTATCGAAGTGGGTGCTCAAATACACCTACGTCTTGCGCATGTCGCCTGAGCAGGTGCAGACGAGAATGCGCAAGACGCATCGTGCCGTGTTGCGTGGCCGGAATTTCGATTTGGTGCTCGCAGAAGCCCACGCAGCTATTTCGAAGCGGATCTCGGCGATGTCGACGAACCATTTGTTGAAAAATATTTGGAAAGACGGTTGTAAACCCGAAAAAGTTGCTCTATGATTGGCACTCGATTGCCGATTCCGCCTAGTGCGTGAGCTTTTGCTTCCCAGTTGGGAGGCGAAGCCGTCGGTAGAGAAAGCCCGCTAAGCGAAAGCCAGCGGGCTTTTTTGTTTTTCCCGAGACAGATATACGGGGTGAGCCATGAAGCGATAAGCGGGACGATTGCCAAAGAAACGCTCAATCGCGAGCACGGCAAAACCTTTCACGATTTCACGAATACGGCTCTGTGTGAGCCACAGCGACGCCTATAGGTGCTTGGGACTGGATTGAATTCCAGCGCACACGGCGCGTATATGTCGGGACCGCTCAAGGCCAACGGCGTCTGGCGCAATGCGACCAGAGGGTAACGAGCCGCGAGCGGGTCTCAGTGCGCTTTTAGATGGGCGCCGCAACGCGTAGGTCGGCTACACAGAACACAGCCGTGCGACGTCAATCTAAGATCGCTTGTTCTCGCCTCATCTCCTCCACGATGCGAGTCGTTGGATTCGCCCGCGCACTCGCGGGCTTTTTTATTTGAGGCTTCGATGGCGTCATTCGCGATCAGCGTTTCTGCTGACCTGCAGAAGTTGACACGGTCGCTCAGCCAGCTTGAAAAGCAGCAACTGCCATTCGCGACGGCCCAAGCGCTCACCGCCGTAGCCCGACGCGTGCAGGAAGCTGAGAAGAAGGCAATGCCGGAGGTCTTTGACAGGCCCACGCCGTTCACGGTCAATTCCGTTGCAGTGAAGGGCGCTCGCAAGACCAATCTCGAAGCGGTCGTGTTCATCAAGGACATCGCTGCGGCGTACCTCGCGCCGTATGAGTTCGGTGGCAACCACAAGCTGATCGGATCGGGCAAGACCTGGCTTAATCCGAAGGACATGACGTTGCTCAATCAGTACGGCAACTTCAGTCGCGTGGCGCTCAAACGCTTCGAGGGTCGACCGGATGTGTTCATCGGCTCGGTCAAGACCAAGAGTGGCGAATCAATCGGTGGTGTATGGCAGCGACCTGCTGCGGTCCAAGCAGTGAAGACGCGCGGCAAGCGCGGCGTCGCACTGCGCGGCATCAACAAGACAGGCCATCTCAAGCTGCTCGTTCGGTTCGGCGATGCCCGGCCTGTCAAGCAGCACCTGGAGTTCGGCGAGCGCGCGTTCGAGACGGTCGATGAGACCTTCGCCGAAGAATTCGACAAGGCGATGGCGATGGCTATCGCAACCGCGAAATTGTAGAGACATGGCACTCATCAAGTTGACTGGCAAACATGCTGTCGGGCAGCATGAGTTCGCGATCGTAGACGACGATATGGTTGCGGACCTGTCGCAATGGCGGTGGAAGGCTAAGCCGAACGGTAGTGGGTCTGGTGTGTATGCGGTACGCAATACGGTGCGCGACGGTAAGAATGTGACGCTGCGGATGCACCGAGTGGTGCTTGGCATGGATCACACAGACCCTCTCGAAGTCGACCACGACAACCACAACACCTTAGACAATCGCCGCACGAATCTTCGGCCGGCCACCCGTCAGCAGAACGCGCTGAATGCTCAATTTGTTGATCGGTCAGTCTACTGCAAGCACTGCGGGGCGTCATTCAACAGGACCGTGGTGATCGCCTTCGCGAAGAAGGCTCTGGTCTGCGATAGTTGCCTGGCTACGTCGAAGAGAAAAGCACCATCATCGAAGGTCCACTTCGAGCAGTGCAAAGAATGCTCGTCGGCCTTCACCGCTAAGCGCTCAGGGGCTTTCTTCTGCTCAGAGGCGTGCCGATGTCGCAGCAAGCACAGGCGATGGGGGGTCCCCCCCGCCCTATCGAACACGGGGGCACTGCGCGCGCGCGATCTTTCTCTAGCTGCAAACTTTTGAAATTTGGGTAACAGGTAACAAAACCAAGCGATGAATCAGAGCGAGTTCGCGGCACTTCACGATGTCAGTCGAAAGACCGTCACAAAGTGGAAGGAGCGCGGCTGGCTTGTGTTTGCGGGCGATGACATCGACGTCGATGCATCCAATGCGAATCTGAAAAGATACCGCCGCGACGGCGCGCCGGCTGTTACCCAAAGTGTTACCCAAGCGTCCAAGGGTAACAAACGCAAAACTGTTACCCAAGCAGCGAGCGAGGTAACACTCGCACCCGGAGAGAGCGCCGACGATGCCGCCGGCAGAATTCTCACCGGCGCTGTCGAGCTGCTCGACTTCGATAAAGCGCGCTGCTTCAAAGAGAATTATCTTGGGCTGAAAGCTCAGCTCGAATACGACCGCGATTCCGGTCTGGTGGTCGACGTCACCGAGGTGGCGAAGGCGGTCGGCGCCGAGTATGCGAAGGTCCGAACACGCCTGCTGTCTATTCCCGCGGAACAGGCCCCGCGTCTCCACCGGTGTAAGACGCCTGCCGAATTGCAGGACATGTTGCAGGAGATCATCACAGAAGCACTCGAAGAGCTAACCCGTGACGGAGCTGGCAACCCAACATAACGCGCGGCGCTATGCCCAAGGGCATGACGCGTTGTATGCGGGGCTGCTCGCCGCTCGCCGGGAAAACCTTCTTCCGCCGCCCAAGCTCACGTTGAGCGAATGGGCAGAGCGGTATGCGGTGCTTTCGCGCGAGACGAGCGCCCAGACGGGCCGCTTCCGTGCTTTCGGCTACCAGCGCGGCATGCTAGATGCCGTGACCGATCCTTCGGTCGAAAAGATCAGCGTCATGAAGTCGGCCCGTGTCGGCTACACGAAGCTGATGGACCATGCGGTCGGCTATTTCATCCATCAGGATCCGTCGCCGATCCTCGTGGTTCAGCCCCGCGTGGAGGATGCGGAGAGTTATTCGAAGACGGAAATCGCGCCGATGCTGCGCGATACGCCGGTGCTTGCGGCAATCGCGGGCGACCAGAAGGCCAAGAACAGCGATCAGACGATCCTGGCCAAGACGTTCAGGAACGGCTCCAGTGTGACGCTGGTGGGCGCGAACAGTCCGGCCGGCTTCCGACGGATCACGTCTCGCGTCGTGATGTTCGACGAGGTCGATGCTTACCCCGTCGACGGGGCGGGTAATGAAGGCGATCAGATCGCGCTAGGCACGAAGCGGTCGGAGACCTTCTGGAATCGCAAAATTGTTCTCGGCTCGACGCCGACGGTCAAAGGCTATAGCCGGATCGAAAAGAGCTTCGCGGAGAGCGATCAGCGCTACTACTTCGTGAAGTGTCCGCACTGCGGCGAGCATCAGGTGCTCGAGTGGGGCGGCCCAGATACGCCGCACGGCATGAAGTGGGACAAGGACGAGCACGGCAATGGGTTGCCGGCCTCTGCCTACTACGTCTGCCGCCACAACGGCTGCATCATCCACGAGGTGGATAAGCCCGACATGGTCGCGGGCGGCGAATGGCGTGCGACGAAGCCATTCAATGGGCACGCTGGTTTCCACATCTGGGCAGGCTACAGCCTGTTCCCGAATGCGTGCTGGGCTAACCTCGTCGCAGAGTGGTTGCGCGTCAAGGACGATCCGCTCGCGCGGCAGACGTTCATCAACCTCGTGCTCGGCGAGCCCTACGAGGATCGCGGCGATCGCGCTCTCAGTGAGGCCCGTCTCGCGGCCCGAACTGAAGTCTGGTCGGCAGAGGTGCCGGACGGTGCGGGTGTTCTCACTGCGGGGCTCGACGTTCAAGATGACCGCGTTGAGGCGGAAACGATCGCCTGGGGGCATAACGAAGAAAGCTGGTCGGTCGACCATGCTGTGTTTGAAGGCGATCCGGAGAGCGCTGAATTGTGGGCGCGCGTCGACGCATACCTGAAGCGGATCTGGCGTCGCGCTGATGGTCGCGGATTCGAAGTCATGGCGGCATGTATCGACTCCGGCGGCCACCACACGCAGAAGGTCTATGAGTTCGCGAAGGCGCGGCTCGGTAGGCGCGTGTGGGCGATCAAGGGTGAGTCGGCGCGCGGCGGTGCACGCTCGCCGGTGTGGCCGACGAAGCGACCTTCGTCGCGTACCAAGGCTACGTTTCGCCCGGTCATCATCGGTGTCAACGCAGCGAAGGACGTCATACGCGACCGGCTGCGGCGCGAGCCCGACGAAGAGAATGGTGTCGTGTCGTATCCCGCCGGGTACATGCACTTCCCCAGCGATCGCGACATCAACTATTTCGCGCAGCTTATCGCCGAACGGTCAGTTACGAAGATCGCGAACGGCCAGAAGTTTCGAGTCTGGGAATTGCCGCCGGGGCGCGCGAACGAGGCACTCGACATTCGCGTGTATGGATATGCCGCGCTGTGCGGGCTCATGCACATGGGCCTGAAGCTAAACCGACGCGTTGAGCAGGTGCGAGCCGATCCGAGTCACTTGATCGAGCCTGCGCCCGTTGAGCCGACGGTGCAAGAGATCAGCGTTGTACGACCCCCGCGGCCTGATGGCCCGGTCATCAAGCAGGAAGCTGTCGCGAAGAAATCGCGGATTCGCCGGCTCGCCGGCTGACGAACTGGAGATTTACTTTGCCTTGCTTTGACCCGAACAGCAGCTTGCTGGCCGGAATGGATCAGACCGCGCTGCGTGCTTCCCTCGCGGAGGCGCAGCAGGTCTATATCCAGGTGAGCACCGGCGCTCAAGCCGAATCACTCTCGTACACGCAGGGCGACGGAACGCGGTCAGTGACGTACACGCGCGCGAATCTGGCGCAACTTGCCGCCGCAATTCAACTCATGCAGGCGCAGCTCGGCATCGTCAGAGCACCCCGCAAAGCACTTCGACTGACATTCTCAAGACGATGACCGAAACGAACGTACAGATCCTTGGCGCGAACGGCCAGCCGTTACCAGCGCGTGGGAGACGTGCGCTCGCGCTGAATAGTTCCGGCAGCGGCTTTGGCAGCCAGGTTGCCTATGACGCGGCCGACATGGGCGGCCAGCACATGCGCGACTGGCAGCCGTTTCTTTGGTCGCCGGACGGTGAACTCAATCCGTATCGCGACCGTATCGTGTCGCGCGTGCGCGATCTCGTGCGCAACGATGGATGGGCTTCGGCCGCAGTCACGCGCACGCTCGACAACGTCATCGGCGCGGACTTCCGCCCGATCTCGAAGCCGGACTACCGCGCGCTGCAGGCGCAGACCGGCCTCAAGACATTCGATCACGTCTGGGCCGACGAATTTGGCCGCGCGATCGAGGCTGGCTGGCGCACGTGGTCGGAGGATCCCGGCCGTTTCTGCGACGCGCAGCGTAAGCTGACCATCCCGCAGATGATGCGCCTGGCGTTCCGCCACAAGATCGTCGACGGCGACGCGCTCGGCATGCTCAGGTGGATGCCGAAGCGGCTGGAGAAGGGTGCGCGGTACGCGACGGTGCTCCAACTGATCGACCCCGATCGACTGTCGAACCCGCAGCAGAACTTCGACAAGCAGATCATGCGTGGCGGCGTCGAGATCGACGAAGACGGTGCGCCTGTCGCGTATCACATTCGCAAGGCGCACCAGGGCGATTGGTTCAGCGGTAATAAACAGGTCACGTGGGAGCGCATCCAAGCCGAGACGGATTGGGGGCGTCCGATCATCGTCCACGATTACGATTTCGATCGCGCTTCGCAGCACCGCGGCGGCGCCGGCATCCTCACGCCGGTCCTGCAGCGGTTGAAGATGCTGATCAAGTATGACGGCACGGAGCTCGATGCCGCGATCATCAACGCGATTTTCGGCGCTTACGTCACCAGCCCGTTTGACAAGCAGCTTGTCGGCGAGGCGCTGGGCGACGGCGAAGAAGAGGCGGTGAATGGGTATCAGGATGCCCGAGCGGACTTCCACGACAAGAATGATTTGCGCCTTGGCGGTGCGCGTCTGCCGATCCTGTTCCCCGGCGAGCAGATCAACACGGTTGCAGCAACGAGACCGGCTGGCAACTTCGCCGAGTTCGAAAACGCCATGCTGCGCAACGTCGCGGCCGGTACTGGTATGTCTGCGCAGCAGATCAGCCAGAACTGGTCTGATGTGAATTACAGCTCGTACCGCGCGGCGGCGCTCGAGGCGTGGAAAACGTTCGATCGTCGCCGCAGCGACTTCGGGCGCGGCTTCGGAATGCCGATTTACTCAGCGTTCATCGAAGAGGCCTTCGATGTCGATGAGTTGCCGCTGCCCGCCGGCGCCCCAGACTTCATGTCGGCTCGCGCGGCATATACGCGTGCGTGGTGGATTGGTCCGGGCCGCGGCTATGTCGATCCGCTCAAGGAGCGGCAAGGCCAGGCGCTGGGTATCGAGACCGGAATTTCCAGTCTCGAAGAGGAAACCGCGCAGGCGACCGGTACCGATTGGCGTGACAACGCGGATCAGCGTGCGATCGAGGTCGAGTACTACAAGAACCGCGGCGTGCCGTTGCCGTCGACACTGGCCGGCGCGCCGGCGCAGGAAGTCACTGAGGAACCGCAAGCGCAATGAACCACCTTCTACCGCGACTGGCGCAGCGTGTTTTCAACACGCCGCTAATGCTGCACCCGCGTAAGGCGGAAATCGTTCTGGCTGCGCTATCGGAGCGTCTCGGCATCGGCATGATCGGTCGGCTCGATGGGTCGACCGTCGCGCCGATGGCTATGGAAGACGATGACTACGGCTTCGCTGAGCCCGGCAACAATCCGCGAACCGGTTATGACATGGTCGGCCCGGTCGCAGTAATCCCGGTGCAGGGCACGCTCGTGCAGAAGCTCGGCTCGCTGCGTCCATGGTCGGGTATGACCGGCTATGACGGCATCCGGCAGAACCTCTTCACCGCGCTCGACGACTCATCGGTGAAGGCGATTGTGCTCGACATCGACTCGCCCGGCGGTGAAGTCGCAGGATGTTTTGACCTCGTCGATACGATCCACGGCGCACGCGGCAACAAGCCGATCTGGGCGATCCTGAATGAGTCGGCGTACAGCGCCGCTTATGCGATTGCGAGCGCGACCGACAAGATCTATTTGCCGCGCACCGGCGGCGTCGGCAGCATTGGCGTGATCTGTGCGCATGTCGATATGTCCCAGGCACTCACGAGCGCCGGCATCAAGGTCACCTTCATCACCTACGGCGACGCGAAAGCGGACGGACACAGCGAGATTCCGCTATCGGAAGCTGCTCACACTCGTTTCAAGGCCGACATCACAGCTATGGGGGAACTGTTCGTAGATACAGTTGCCCGCAACAGGAATATCTCAGCCGCCACGGTTCGGGATACGCAGGCCGCGACGTTCATGGGCGACAAGGGTGTCGCGCTTGGGCTTGCGGACGAAGTGGCGGCGCCAGATGCCGCGTTTCGGGCGTTGATTCAGCAGATCTCCGCCTAAACCACCTCCAAAGGACGTTACACATGAAGCTCTCGAAGCTCGCGAGCGCGATGCCGTTCGCCCATTTCCTCGGCATGCCCAGCGCGGCCGCGGCCAGTGCGGAAGAAGACGACAGCAAGCAGCGCGACGGCGAGTCCGACGACGACTACGCCAAGCGCATGGAAGAGAAGGACAAAGAGGAAGAGGCCGCGCGCAAGGCCGAAGAAGAGAAGGACAAGGAAAACGCACGGCGCGCTGATGAAGAAAGCGACGATGCCGACGCCGAAGCCGACGACAAGGACGACAAAGAAGAGGGCAAGCATGCCGGCCGCGCCGGTGCCGCTCGCCAGCGCGAGCGCGTGCGCTGCGCCGCGATCGTCGCAGAAGGCATCAAGCTCGGGAGCGTCAAGCAGGCCTGCGCGCTCGCCTTCGACACGAAGATGACTGCCGCTCAAGCGATCGGCGTGCTGTCCGCGTCTGTGGCGGATCGCGCGACCGACACGCGGTCTGCTGCGGCCGCCGCGCCGGCGCCCCGCCGGGGCCCGTCGATCGACGAGCGCATGGCCAGGGTTGTGACGCCGAATCCCGGGGCCGAGACCCCGGAATCGGGCGCGCCGTCGACGGCAGAGCAAATCCTCGCGGCCGGCAAGCTTCGCCGCGGCGAAATTTAAACCCTCCCCAATCACGGAGATTCACAGATGACTTTGACTGTCACCACGGTTGGGGAGAACCCCCAAGTGCCGTCCGTAACGGCACAAACCTTCGTACCGGATCAGCTGATCGCCGGTCCGAAGCAGATCGTCACTCGCAATGTGACGATCACCGGCGGCCCGTTTGTGCGCGGTACGGTGCTCGGCAAGATCACGGCAAGCGGTAAGTACACCGTCGCGCTGTCGGCTTCATCTGACGGCAGCCAGACGCCCACCGCGATTCTCGCCGACAACGCGGATGGGAGTGCGGCCGACGTTGTTGCCGGCGCGTTCCTCGAAGGCGAATTCAACATCAACGCAGTGACCCTCGGTACGGGTATCACGTCGACGGCGGCTCAGGACGCTCTTCGCCCCCTCGGCGTCCATCTGAAATCCTCGGTCTCGGCTGCTGACCCGAGCTAATCGCAACCTGAACGGATGTGAAGCCCCGCCAACGAGCGGGGCTTTTTCATTTGGGCTTACAACTCGGAGAGAGCAATGCCCGGAAATCTGATTTACGACACCAACACCCTCATTCAGGTCGTCCAGAACCTGAAGCTGGCCCAAAGCTGGCTGCTGGACAAGTTCTTCACCAACATGATTGCTGAAGACTCGGAATTCGTGTCGATCGACGTCGACGTCGGCAAGCGCCGCATGTCGCCGTTCTGCTCGCCGCTGGTCGAAGGCAAGCTGGTCGAGAGCCGTCGTTTCCAGACGAACACGTTCAAGCCGCCGTACATCAAGGACAAGCGCGCGCCGGATCTGCGCAAACCCGTCCGCCGCATGATCGGCGAGCGCATCGGCGGCAACTTCCCGCCGGAAGTGCGCGAGCAGATGAATCTGGAGTTCGAACTGAACGATCAGATCGACATGCTGACGCGACGTCTCGAATGGATGGCGGCGCAGGTGCTCCTGACGGGCACGCTGACCGTGTCCGGCGAAGGCTTCCCGACCACGGTGATCGACTTCGGCCGTGACGGCTCGCTGACCGTCGCTCTGACGGGCGGCGCTCAGTGGACCGCCGCGAACATCACTGCCGGCACGGCAAATCCGACCGGCAACATCGAGACGTGGCAGACCCAGATCCTCAAGTCGTCCGGTGCGGTTGCAACCGACATCGTCTTCACGCCTAAGTCGTGGAACGGTTTCAAGTTGGACCCGGCACTGAAGGGCGCGATTCTGTTCCCGGCGCTCGGCGAAAACGGCAATGTCGTTAATGTCGGTGCGCAGATTCAGCGCGGCGCGGTCTACAAGGGCCGGTGGGGTCAGTATGACCTGTGGCTCTACAACGACTGGTACGTCGACGACAACAACGTCGAGCAGCCGATGCTGCCCGACGGCTCGATGATTATGTCGGGCCCGGATCTGCAGGGTACTCGCGCGTTCGGCCAGATCGTCGATCCGCAATTCAACTATGCGGCGCTGCCGTTTGCGCCGAAGACGTGGTTGAAGGAAGACCCGGCGCAACGCTTCCTCATGATGCAGTCCGCCCCCGTCATCATCCCGAGCCGCGTGAATGCCGCGCTGGCCGCAACCGTCGCTTGAGGTGATTAATGGCTAGCGAAAAACTCATCGAAGCAGTCGTCGCGCGTGGGCGCACCCTCCACGACCAGTTGAAGCCGGACGAAGCGCCGGTGATCAAGAAGGCCGGTGAAACCGTGAAGCTTCCTGAGTCGGAAGTGAAGCGCCTGCGCGCGCTGGGCTTCCTTGTCCCCGAAAAGGTCGAGGAAGTCGCTGTCGAAGGCGCGCAGATCAGCGGCGGCCAGGTGTCGGTGACGCAATCGGAGTGATCGATGGATTGGGACGATGCCGTCGACGGCAAGATTCTCGGGCCGCTCATGAAAACGTTCGGCACCGAGATCGCGTATCAACCCGCTGTCGGCGCGCCGTTTCCGATTCAAGGGATCTACGACAAGGCCTTCTTCGGCGTTGATCCCACCACTGGCGACACGGTAGTCACGAATCAACCGACGGTCGGCGTGCAACTCTCGCAGTTCGCCGGCCGGGCTGATCCGCTGCAGGGCGACCAGCTCCTGATCACCAAACACGGTGAGCAGTGGGAGGTTCGCGAGGTTCATCTCGATGGACATGGCGCCGCGCGCTTGATGCTCAACGTACCGGGGCAAACCGATGTCTGATCCAACCGCGCGCGCTGAATACCGGGCGCTGCTATTGGCGGTGCTCGCAACTGTGCCCGGGATCAAGCTGTATTCCCCTGGCGACTGGAACCAGCCGGCCGACAAGCTGCCTGCGTTGAAGGTGAGGCAGGGGAAGGACAGGAAGGAATCGGATGGCCGCAATGGCCAGACGTCCTTTACGACCGTGACGGTGTTCGAGATGCGAGTCGAGGTTTCGGCGCTGTCGGGGCCTGCCGCACTTTTGGCGCTTGAAGGTTTTGCGGCAGACATTGAGGCCGCATTGTTCAAAAGCGCTCCTCTGCGCGCCAAGACGCAAAACTTTCCATTCATGGTCACCGAAACCGATGTGAGCGCCGAGGGCGCAACGCACGTCGGAACGATGTCTATCGCACTCGGCGTCGAAATGTTCGAGACGTTTTATCCGGACATCAATGCGCAGCTTGCGGAGATCGACCTGACCGCCGATCTGATCAATGTCGCCGATCCGAGTGGCACGTATTCCGATCCGCCGTTCCCAGATGCGGTGACACCCGCACCGCGAACGGCGGGGCCCGACGGCAGAGCCGAAGGCTTCGTCAAAGTCAATTTTTCTCAATAGGAGTGACGAATGATCGTCAAACCTGCGCCGGGCCTGAAAGTGCGGCATCCGGTCACGAAGCAATTGCTGCCGCCCGAAGGCATCGAAGTGCCGGAAGACGACATTTTCTGGAACCGCGCTGTCAACGATGGTGACGTCGTGCGCGCAGATGCGACGGCTGCGGCCGCTGCGAAGTCCGGGAGCAACGCGTAATGACCATTCCATTCAAGCAGATTCCGCAGAGCATCCGCACGCCGTTGTTCTTTGCCGAAATCGACAATTCGCACGCGAATACGTCGGTGGCGAACCAGCGCGCGCTGCTCATCGGTCCGATGACGTCGGCCGGCATCGCGACGCCGAACGTGCCGCTGATCTCGGCCGGTACCGGCGACGCGAACCAGCAGGCGGGCGCTAACTCGGTCCTCGCACTGATGACGGCGTCGTATCGGCAAAATGACCAGTTCGGCGAGCTGTGGTATCTGCCGCTCTCGGATGCGGCCGGCGCGGCCGCCGCAGTCGGCGCGATCGCCTTCACGTCGGCGCCGACCGCAAACGGCACCATTTCGCTGTACATCGCGGGCCAGCTCGTGACGGTCGCGGTGACCGCTGGCATGACGACGGCCCAAGTCGCGACCGCTCTCGCGGCGGCGATCAACCTGATCCCGGCGATGCCCGTCACCGCGAGCGTCACGACGAGCACGGTGACGCTGACGGCAGATAACAAAGGCCTCGTCGGCAACGACATCGATATTCGCTTCAACTATCAGGGTGCGCAGGCCGGCGAAGTGCTGCCGACGGGCCTTGCCGCGACTATCACGGCGATGACCGGCGGCGCAACGAACCCGACGCTCACGACCGCGCTCGGCAATCTGCTCGACATGCCGTTCGATTTCATCGCATGCGCATTCACGGATGTGACGTCGCTCGACGCACTGAAGTCGTTCCTGAACGATCAGACTGGCCGTTGGAGCTGGCAGCAACAGGTTTTCGGTCACGTCTTCTGCGCATACCGCAGCACGTGGGGCGGCCTGACGACGTTCGGCACCGCTCGGAACAACCAGCACGAATCGGTGATGGGTTTCAACGACTCGCCGACGCCGGCGTGGCAATGGGCGGCGGCGCTCGCTGCCGTGACTGCAGTGAGCGTGCGCGCCGATCCGGGAATTCCGATGCAGACGGTCGCGCTCGCCGGCGTGTTGGCGCCCCCGCTGCAATCGCGCTTCAACCTGAGCCAGCGAAACACGCTGCTCTATGACGGCATCTCGACGTTTACGGTCGCGAGCGACGGGACGGTGGCGATCGAAAACCTGATCACCAGCTACCAGTTGAATTCGTTCGGCCAGCCCGACAACAGCTACCTCGAAATCGAGACGATGTTCCTGCTGACCTACGTGCTTCGCCGTTTGCGCACCATGGTGACGTCGAAATACGCGCGTGTGAAGCTGGCCGCGAACGGTACGCGATTCGCGCCGGGTTCCGGGATCGTGACGCCGAACATCATCAAGGCTGATCAGATCGCCGAATATCAGGCGATGGAATACGAAGGCTATGTGCAGGGCAGCGACATCTTTGCGCAGGCCATCGTGGTCGAGCAAAACGCGTCGAATCCGAATCGTGTCGACGTGCTGTGGCCGGGCACGCTGATCAACCAGCTGCGCATCTTCGCGTTGCTGGCGCAATTCCGGCTCTCGACCAGCCAGTCGTAACCATCCCCGTCAACGCTGTGCGCCGCCCGCTTGGGCGGCGTTTTCATTTGTGGAGAGCCAACGATGGCTAACAACACGCCGTTCATCGCCGGCACCGCATACCTGACGGTAGACGGGGTGAACTATCAGCTCGAAGGTGAGTTGAAGTATGACGTCGGCACCGTGACGCGGGAGTCGCTGAGTGGCCAGGATACGGTGCACGGTTTCAGCGAAAAGCCGAAGCCGCCATCCATCTCCGCATCGATCCGCGACTCTGGCGGCCTGAGTCTCGCCGCGTTCAACGCGATGCGCGGTCAGACGATCGTGCTGGAGCTCGCCAACGGCAAGACCGTGATCGGCCGCAACATGTGGACGGTCGAAGCGCAGGAAGTCGACACGACCGAAGCCAAGTTCACTGCGCATTGGGAAGGACTCCAAGGCGCGGTCACGGAGAATTGATCGATGCAGGAAACCAAGACGATCGTTTTGCGCAAGCCGCTGACGTACGGCAAGGGCGATTCGGCAAAAACGGTGACCGAGATCACGGTGCGCGAAGCGACGGCCGGCGAGTATGAGACCGCCGAAAAATCTGCCGGCCAGTTCGGCACGTCGATCGCGCTCATTGCGCTGCTCAGCGGCGCGCCGGTCGACGTGATCGACCAGATGTATGGCAGTCAGATCAACGAGGCGGAAGAATTCATCGCTTCGTTCGGGCACGAGGCCGCCAATTTCCCGGCGGCAAGCGCCGAAGACATCGTGATCAATCTCGTGAAGCCGGTGTGCATCACGAAAGAGGACAGCCCGTTGAATCTGGCGTCTCTGAGCCTCTGTGAGCCGACGAACCAGCAAAACCGGAAGGCTTCGGCGGCCGGCGGTCCGTTCGCCGCAGCTATCGCTCGTATCAGCCTGGTCGGCGGCTATCCGAAAAACGCCGTTCGCGCGCTCTGCGCTCGCGACTTCATGGCGGCCGTGGGCTACTTCAGCGGTTTTCAGGTTCGGCGATCACCGGACTCGGACGACTGATCGCCCAGTGCACCGACATGCCTGAAGGGTGGGACGACCGCCTCGACGAGTTGACCCACTTCATGCGTTGGGGGCCGGACGTTGTCGAAGGCATGACTTTTACCGAGTCATTGCGTCGGCTCGAGCGAGCCAGGCGAATGAGAAAGCAGATGGGAGCCTGACATGAATATCGCCGGCGGCGCCGGCGCGGTGCTCGGCACGGCGTCCGGCATCACGAATCTGGCCAGTTCGCTCGCGGCGCGCCTCGGCGGCTCGGCGGCGTCGTATTTCGAACAGCTTCGCCCGGCATCATTTCGCGGAGTGTCGTTCGTTTCGCTCGGTGGCGAGAGCTCTTTCGGGCGCCGCAATGAGCTCCACGAATACCCCCAGCGCGACACGGTGTGGGTGGAGGATCTCGGGCGCCGCGGCCGCCGCATCCGGATTTACGGATTCGTGGTCGGCGACGATGTCATCGCGCAGCGTGACGTTCTGATCGCCGCATGCGAGACCGCCGGCGATGGCTCTCTGGTGCATCCGACGCTCGGGCAGCGCACCGTCAGCCTGATGGACTTCAGGTCGATCGAGCGCTGGGAGAAGGGCCGCTATTTCGAATTCCAGTTCGAATTCATCGAGGGCGGTCCGCGGACGTACCCGACGAGCGCAACGGCGACGACGCAGGCTGTCTCGAATGCGTTTGGCGGGTTGAATCTGGCCGCGGCTGCGGATTTCGCAAGAACGGCCAGCACCGCCATTTTGCAGGGCGCAGCCGTGCTCGGCGCGGCCGTTGATGCGACGGTCGGCTGGTACACCTACGCGAAGAATCTGGTTGGCGATGCGCGGAACCTGTTCAAGTTGTTGACGAACCTGCCCGGTGATTTCGGACGGTTCGCCGGAAGCGCGACGTTGCCCACATTCAGCCAGTACCCGAGCTCGTCCGTCGGGCAGTCCGGCGCGACCACGCAGAGTTTGATCGAGGCCGCGACCGCGGCGCGCGCTGCTGTTGCGACGGCGGCGGATACGATGGATGCGGCCGCGCGCTCCCTGGACGCATCGACGGTAGGGGATTTTTCGACTGCAGCACAGGGCGTAACGTCTGCGGTGCTTTCGGCGACAACGGACCCCTCCGACAGCATTCGCCTGCTTTCTTCGCTGGCTGGATTCACGCCGACCGGTGCGACGACGTCGTCGGTGATAGGCGCGGCGATGGGGCAGATGCAGGATGCTTGCGGCGACCTGTTTCGCCGCAGTGCGATCGCTTCTGTCGCGCTCGCGTCGTCGACGTATCAGCCGACGTCGAGCGATGACGCGACGAGCGTGCGCGATCAGGTGTCGGCGCTTCTCGACGCCGAGATCGACATCGCAGGCGACCAGGGCGAAGACGACACGTACGAGGCTCTGCGCACGCTGCGCGCGGCGGTGATCGCGGACTTGAATAAGCGCGGCGCGGCGCTGTCGTCGATCCGCACGTTCGGCTTTGCCGGCTCGATGCCGGTGCTGGTGCTTGCGAACCGGATTTACCGCGATCCGACGCGCGCGGACGACCTGACGACGCAGATTGACCCGATACACCCAGCGTTTTGCCCCAGCTCATTCAAGGCACTCGCGAACTAGGCGCTGACCCATGGCAAACAAGATTGCGATCTCGATCACGGCGAAGGACGCTGCATCGGGCCCAATCGGGAAGGTTCGATCGAGCATCGAGGGGCTTGGCAAGCAGATCCGCAGCAGCAAGATCGACAAGCTCGGCGACTCAATCAGCACGGGCCTCACGTCGAGCGGCGGCGCAATCTCCGCCATCACGCGATTTGTGGGCGGCTCGGGGCTGATCACCGGAGCGGTCGCAGCGCTCGTTGGGAAGATGGCGCAGATCGAGTCGGAGTGGGCTTCGTCGGTGCGCTCCATGAGCAACCTCGGCACGAGGACAGGCCTTTCCACCCGTACGGCATATGGATTGCAGTATGCCGGCCGTCTGGCAGGCCTTTCGCCCGAGCAGGTGAATGGTGGCGTGGAGCAGGTGCGCCAAACCTATAGCGACGCTATCAACAACCGGAATCCTGAGGCTCTGAAAAGGTTCCAGGCGGCAGGGATCTCGACGAATCCGGCGCAGCTGGAGTCCATCGAATCTGTGCTGACGAAGTTGGCCGCGTACGCGTCAGTCCTGCGTTCGCAGGGCAAATATGGCGGTGCGCAGAACTTTCTCGGCGCGGCTGGCGCCGGCCAACTTGTCGACTTTCTGGATCGCGGCCCGGCGCAGGTATCTGCTGACCTTCTCGCAGCGAAGAATTACATCCCGACGGATGATGATATTCGGCGGGCGAAAGAGTATGCGGACGAGTCGGCCCGACTCAGCATCACGTATGACAGGCTCAAGACCACGATTCTCAGCGATCTTGAGCCAGCCCTAAACGGCTTGCTCAACGGCATCCAGTTTGGATTGGACGCCGCGAGCGGCCGGTCGCGGCCGGCGGCGGCGCCGGGCGATGAGAAAAATACGCAGCAGCGCCTGTGGGACGGATTCGAACGATTCGGGAACCGGCTGCGCGGCCGCGGCGATCAGACGATGGCGCAGTATCAGCAAAGTGGGTCGACGGGCGACGGCGCGCAGCAGGAAGCGGCTCGCTCGATGGTCCAGTGGTACGTGAATCACGGCCTCTCTCGGGAGCAGGCGATCGGCATGGCCGCAAACGCTGGCCGTGAGAGTGGCTTCGACGATCGTGCGGTTGGCGACAACGGCAAGGCCGTCGGGTTGTACCAGTGGCATCCGGATCGCCAGGCAGTCTACGAAAAAATGTTCGGACGGTCGCTCGCGCTTTCATCGCGGGAAGAGCAGATGGGCTTTTCCTTGTGGGAGTTGCAGCACACGGAATCGACTGCCGGACGTGCACTTCTTGATTCAAATAGGGCGGATGACTCGGCGGCCAAGATCTCGTCCCTCTACGAACGCCCGAAAGATCCGAACGAAGCGTCGGTGCGTGCTGGTATCGCGCGCGACCTTGATAGCCAACTCAGCGAGGCCACCGGCACGCCAGGGAAGATGCGCATCGAGATCGTGCACAAGAATGCGCCCACCGGCACGAGCGTCAATGTGGAGTCTTCGCCGAACGTCGACACCACGCTGACGACGGACCGACAGCAAGCGCCCCTCGGCGATCAGTATGCATATTCACCAGGAAACTTCTAATGCCGAGTGCAGACCGTATCGTCGACAGTCTCGGGGCGAAGCCGGACGTCAACGAAGTGCGAGTGCTGCTGACGGATGACGGCTTGATGTTGACCGGCTGGAAGGCCGTGAGGATCTCCAGATCGATCGAGGTGGCGACATCTTCGTTTGAGTTGTCGTGTTCGGCAGATGCGAACACCCTGAAGCTGATTTCAAAGGAAGGAGCGCCGGTCAAGATTTCGATCGGCGATGACGTCGTCCTTTCTGGTTTCATCGAGACGATTGAGCAGACGCTGGCGCCGCGCGCGCACCTGATAACGCTCTCGGGTCGCGGCAAGCTCGCCGATCTGGTGGATTGCTCCTGCCGGATCGACAAGGTGAATGCGAACACGTCGCTCGCAGCGCTGTGCGCCGCGATCGCGACGCCGTATTCGGTGAATGTCTTTGTGCCATCCAACGGCACGCAGGCGATTCTCGACAAGCTCCCCGTGCTGCCACGTCAGATCGTGAGCATCACCGAGACCGCGTGGGAGGTGATCGAGCGCTATGCGCGCTACTGCGGCATGCTGGTGTTCGAAAGCGAAGAGGGCGAACTGACGATTTCGACGGCCGGCACGGAACTCGGTGCATCAGGGATCGCGCTGGGGCAAAACGTCGAAGCGATCGTTTGCACGAAAAGCACGCTGGGGACATTCAGCACGTTCAATGCGGTGCTGAGCGCATACAGCGCCGGCGCGGACGACGAAGGCGTCACAAATCTGCCGGTCGTCACAGTGGTGGCGAAGAGCAGTACGGGCCGATTGCGGCCGACGTACTTTGTCTCAGAGCAGAGCGCGACTGACCGACGATTCGTCGAGAAGCGCGTCAACTGGATGGCTTCACGGTCCTATGGCCGGTCGCGGCGCGTGCGTGTGCTGGTCGATAGCTGGCGCGATGCGAGCGGGTCGCCTTGGATTCCGAATACCAACTACCCGGTATCGGCCGAGACGGTCGGCATACCTGAAAACACCATTCTCCTGCTCGCCGAGGTGACGTTCATCCTCGACAAGCTGGGGACTCATGCGGAATTGGTGTTCGGGCCGCGGCAAGGATTCTTGCCGGAACCGATCGCGCTCGACGTGTTGCCGATGGACGAATCGACCCAAACAGGAACGCAGCAATAATGCTCGACCAACTGAATCGACTGGCGCGCCGGATTCTTTTGCTGATGGCGCGTGGCTCGATCACGCTCGTCGATGATACGAAGCCGGTGCAGCTGCTGCAGCTCCGCGTCAACGGGCTTGAGCTGATCCCGGATGTTCCACGCTTCGTCGAGTACGGGTTCACCTCGAACCCGCCGTCTGGTACGCAGGCTGTCGTAGCCTTGAAAAACGGGGATCGCAACGACGGTATCGTGATTGCAACGTCGAACGCAAAGTACCGCATGAAGGGTCTTGCGACGGGCGAGGTTGCGATCTATGACGACAGCGGGCAGTCGGTGTATCTGTCGGCGTCGGGCATCGTCGTAAATGGCGGCGGCAAGCCGGTCGAGATCACGAACACGCCTTCGATTCTCGCGGATACGCCGTTGCTCAAATGCACCGGCGACATTCTCGACAATTGCAACACGAACACTCGAACGGTCGCTGGTATGCGATCGGTCGCGAATGGCCACACCCATCCGATCACAAACGTACAGACCGGCAGCAGCACGATCAATTCGCAGCCGCCGACTCAACAGGAGTAGGGAATGTCGGACATCTCGGTAATTTGGGACGTCGACAACAGCCGCGGCGACTGGATATTTGTTGCGCCGGCGCTGGTGACCGGAAACGATCTGCAAAGCGCGGTGCTGGTGAGCATCTTCACCGACCGACAGGCAAACGTCGATGACGCGATTCCGGATGGCACTGGCGATCCGCGAGGGTGGTGGGGCGACATCGGCGAAGACAAGCCGATCGGCTCGCGCCTCTGGCTGCTGGATCGCTCGAAGCAGACGCAGGAGGTGCTCAACAACGCGCGCGACTACATCATCGAGGCGCTTCAGTGGCTCGTCGATGACGGTGTCGTCGCGAGCATTGACGTGCAGACGGAGTGGACGCGCGACACGTTTCTCGGTGCGCAGATCATTCTCTATCAACCGACGGGCCCGCAGATACCGCTGACGTACGCGTGGGCCTGGAACCAGCTCTCCTGATATGCCATTTCAAAGAAAGACGCTATCCACCCTGATTAGCGAGGTGGCCGCTGACATCGCGGCCTCGCTGCAAGGTGCCGATGCGCTGCTTCGCTTTGCCGTTCTGAAGATCATCGGCAAGATTCAGGCCGGCATGTCGAACATGCATATGGGCTATCTGGATTGGATCGCCAAGCAGGCTGTCCCGTTCACCGCGGAGGATGAGTATCTGCAAGGTTGGGCGGCGCTGAAGAATGTCTATCTGAAGGCGGCTTCGTCTGCCGTGCTGCAGGTATCGTTCCCGGGCACCATCGGGAAGACGCTTGACATCGGTTTTCCGGTTGTTCGCGGAGATGGCGCCGCCTATACGACGAACGCGGTCGCCACGGTTGACAACACCGGATTCGTTTCCGTAGCTGTCACGGCTGATGTGGCTGGCGCTGCCGGCAATTCTGACGCCGGTACCGTGATGACGCTCGGCGCCTCGGCCGATGGAATTCAGTCGACCGGAAGTGTCGTAGCCACGGTTTCAAGCGGTGCCGACATCGAGACAAACGATGCGCTTCGCAGTCGAATGCTCGCGGCGTATCAGAGCACCCCCCAGGGCGGCGACGTCAATGACTATGTCGGGTGGGCTCTTGCTGTCGCTGGAGTTACGCGGGCCTGGTGCGCTCCTAACAATTTCGGCGCAGGGACGGTCGTCATCTACACGATGTGGGATGACGCCGAGGTGGCTCATGGTGGATTCCCGCAGGGGACCAATGGCGTTTCGCAGTTTGATAAGGGGCCCGGCGGAGTCCCGCGCGGGACGATAGCAACCGGGGACCAGCGTGTGGTTGCTGATTCGATCGTAAATGAGCAGCCGGTTACCGCGCTTGTGTACTCAGTGGCGCCGATTGCAAATAGCCTGACGTTCACGATTTCTGGGCTGACGTCTGCGTCGGCCGCTACGCGCGCAGCTATATCAGCTGCAATTTCCGACGTGTTCTTCCGGAATGGTGATCCACGGTCTGGAACAATAAATCGTTCCGACATCGAGTCGGCAATAGCGGCCATCTCGGGGACCAGCGGTTTCGTCATCACCCTCGTGCAGGGCGTGATCGGGGCGACCACCACCACTTATCCGGGAAACATCACAGGAAGCTTCGGATCTATTCCCGTGCTGACCAACATGCTCTACATCTGAGGCCTGAATGCTGGCACCCAACTTCACCGCAGCGAACTTTCTCGCTGCGATGCAGGCGTTGCTGCCGCGAGGTCGCGTGTGGCCACGCGACAGCGATGCCGTACAGACAAAAGTTCTATCAGGTCTTGCGCCAAGCTATGAACGCCAGACAGCTCGCGCGAACTATCTGCTGGTCGACGCGTTCCCTGCGACAACATATGAATTGCTGCCCGAGTGGGAGTCCACGCTGGGACTGCCCGACCCATGTGCCGGCGCGGCACCAACCATACCGCAGCGGCGCAGCCAGGTTGTCGCGCGGTTCACTAATATCGGCGGCGCATCGATTCCGTACTTCGTCGGATTCGCGGCAAGCCTTGGTTACGTGGTGACGATCACCCAATTCACGCAGGCGCGTGCAGGGATGCTAAAGGCGGGAGATCCGTGCTGCGGATATGACTGGAATTTCGCCTGGAAGATCACTGCACCTTTGAGCACGGTCGTGCGCGCTGTCGCGGGTGCGATGGCGGCCGGTGACCCGCTGGCGGCGTGGGGCAACGCAGTACTCGAGTGCGAGTTCAAGGCGATTATGCCGGCGCACACGATTCCAATTTTTGCATACGTATAAGAGGCCACATGTTCCGAATTGACGACGCAACTGCGGCAACGTCTCTCCCGGCGCCGGAGGCAGCCGGCACTGAAGGCTACTTCACCGAAGGCAATCCCACGGCTGGTACTCCTGCGACGAACGTGCGCGGATCGTGGTTAAACATGATTCAGGAAGAGTTGTGCGCGATCCTCGCGGCGGCCGGCATTACGCGCTCGAAGACCAGCTACAACCAGGTGAATGCAGCGCTGCAGAAGATGTATTCACCGGTGATTGGCTCTGCTCGCAAACTCGTAATGACTGTGACCGCAGCTTCGGCAGCGGCGACGCTGACGGCCGATGAGGTCGTCGTGGGCGCCGCACTGGGCGGACAGAAGTACATTCTTTCCAGCTTCAGCAAGACAATCAACCTCGCGACAACCGGCGCGGGCGGGATGGATACCGGTACGGCGCCCGTATCGGGCTATGTCGCGATTTATGCGATCTACAATCCGGCGACGGCTACAGCTGCACTGTTGGCCGCGAACGCAACGAGCGCGGTAGCGGGCAACGTGTACGGCGGGGCGAGTATGCCGGCCGGATACACTGCTAGTGCGCTGGTGTCGGTCGTGCCGACGAATGCGAGCGGCCAGTTCGTTATATTCAAGCAACTCGACCGTTCAATCAAGATCGCCCAAGTCACCGCGTTTAGCACGACTACTGCGACCGGCAGCCCGACTAATCTTTCTATTAGCGGCGTAGTTCCTCCGAATGCGATCACGATCAGCGGGGCGCAGCAGGTCGGCACCAGTACAAATGCGGTTGTGAGCGGGCAACTCTACTCCGACGCGTCGGGTGTTGGCAACGAGCCAAACATAGCAAATATTCCTGGCGCCGGGTCACAGATCACCGCCTTTAGAGATGTGTTTTTGGCGGCACAACAGACCGTCCGGTACGGGGTCTCCATTACGGCTGGCACGCTCAGTTATGTTCTCTTTATCACCGGATACACTTTCTGATATGGCCACCTTGAACGTGCAATTCGCAGATTCGACAGAGCAAGTCATCAGCACTTACTTCGCAAGTCCGCAAGATCCAGTCGTATGGCAAAACCAGGGCACCGTGGAATCTACAGATGCGCGATGGAAGGCGTTCGTCGATGCGCAACCATATCTTGTCCAGCAGGCCCTTCCTGCTGCTGACTAATGGTTGCCGTCACAGCGCCTGAGGATCGTTTCGACGTGGCAGCATCAGCGAAGATGCCGCCACTCGAGACTGCTAGTTAGTCTTGATCAAGTTTGGAAAACCAACGAGATCCCCGCGCAGAGGCGTCCCGTCAACATAGATGTTGAGATACTTTCCCGATTGATCAGCCCGCATGATTGTTCGCGCTTCGCCATCAGAGAATCGAACGCGCCGTCCCACTTGGAACTGCTTCAAATTCTCCTTCGTCGTCGTCACAAAAAATCCAGGGACTGTCCTTGCGATTCCGTGATCCCAGTTAGCATCTGTGAGATCAAATGCTGAGGTGGGGGGTGGAGCAATCTGGCTCGCGTTTACGTATCCGACTACGGCAAGAGGCAATGCTGAATATATAGCAATCATCGCGTAGGGCACTTTTCTCCCAATTCTCTTTTTGGGAGCCTCCTCGCCCATAAATGATGCCGAAGTGCGGAATGCGTTGATTGGCTTTTCGACGAAGAAGAAAATACCCAGGCCAAGTACGGCCGAAACGACGGCGACCGCTGTCCCTAGGTTGAGGTGCTGGAAGATCTCAGGATTGCTGCCCGCAAGTGGTCGCAGGAACAGAAGAACAGGGAAGTGAAGAATATAGAGTGGATATGACAATTCACCGATCTGCCGGTCGAAGCGATTGGTCGCGGTGTAGCGAAACAGGACAGGAATCGCCATGCCAAAAAAGAGCAGGTGCCAGAATGGCATCACCGTCTGTGAGAACGACAGAACGATTAGCGCCACGACGCCGACGAAGTAGCGCGGCTGAGCTGTAGGTCGGCTGAGGTGATACGCCAGGGCGCCTCCACCGAAGAATATGAACGACGCCGGGTAGAAGTAATAGTTGAACGAGTAGATGTCGCCCGACCGCAGATACGGCACCGGATCGAGCGGGAACTGCAGCACATTGATCGACAGCAGGTAGGCGCACCCGATCGCCACGAAAATGAATGTCTTCTTGGCGCTTTTCACCATGAACGGCGCGAGCAGGTAGAAGCCCAGCTCAACGGCAAGCGACCATGCTGGCGGATTCAGCGTCAGCGCAACAGGGTTCGCGCACTGTCCATCGATTGTCTTAACGCACACCAGATACGACAAGTCCTGCCCAAAGATAAAGGCGTTCTGAAAGATGAAGAACAGTTTGCCGGGCAGCGCGAGCGTTCTGAAGAAGTCGAATATCGCCTGGTGCGAGACCGCTACGGAGAGCACCAGGCCGATGTAATACGTTGGGAACAGGCGGAAAATTCGACTCTTGTAGAACAGGACCGGCGGGGTCGTCTTGTATTTTTCAGTCAACACCATCGCCATATAAAACCCGGAAATGATGAAGAAGAAATTCACGGCGTAAAAGGCGCCTATTCCCTTGAACCCCAATATTGTCGTGCCGGAATGTCCTGCCACAACGGACAGGGCAAGGAAAAGTCTCAGAAGTCCCATTTTTATTGGCTGTGCAAACCTGGCGGACACGCCATTTTCGCGGCGTCTCTCGATCCGCCTGGCGGGTTGTAAGGATGCGTGATGATACATCAGGTTTCGTAAGGACTGACTTTAGCCGGACCGCGTAATAGCAATTACCACCGGTACCCAAGCGTAACCATGTGCGCCGCCCTGAATCCGAGTGGAACATTGCTGTTGCTGACGTTCTTCGACGGCGTGCTGATGTAGGTGTATCGCATCGTTACGCGCTTGTACGCGACGGATGCGCCGGCCACCCATGTGAGCTGTGGTTTAGGGTCGTGCGCCAGCGTCTCGACCGAGCCTTGCGGCCCCCATGGACTGGTGGCGGACACGACAGTCATGGTAGACGTCCACGTCCCCTTGAAGATGGCCGGGCCGCCCTCGACGCTGAAGCGCCAGTTGCCCACCTCGTAGTACGGTTCGATCGTCAGCGCGATTGCCTGGAGCGAGCCGCCCGTGTCGAAGTAGCGCATCGGTCCGCACGAGCCATTGCATGCCTTCGTCACCGGGTTGTAGCCACCGATGCCATTTGCATAGTCCGACGCATCGGGTACGGCATCCCCCTGAATCTTGGCGGTGCCGAAATACATGTACGAGAGGTTCACGTCGACGCCAGGAATCCACGAGCCGCGCGAGTAGGGCAGAGCAGTGACACCCACGCCAATGCGGCCGGCGGGAACGCGAAGCTTCAGGTGATGGCTGAAACCATCCTGGTAGTACATCCCATCGCCCATTGCCGTGAAGTTCGTGGCACCGAGCCCGGCTTCAGCATGAAAGAACGATTCAGCGTGCGCACCCGCAGCGGCGCAGCCGAGCGACATCGCTACGGCTGCTGCTCTCCATCCGCCAAGTCGATGATGGCGCCGATCTCGCGACCGCGCGCATGTAGTTGCTCGACGCTGGTGATAGGGCCGTACATGAGCTGCCAGTTGGCCATGCCGTATATCAGGACATGAAAGCCCATCTCGCGCTTGTCCTCGTCGGAAAGGTACTTGTGGAACTGCCGTCCCGTTGCGATGCCGAACATCCGGGCCATCTGAGTGTTCGTAAATGACAGTTGCTCTTTGAGGAGCCGAAGCCCTTGCTGAGGGGGTGCCTGATAGTGCATGGGCGGCCGTTCCAATGGGATGCGCGAATGCGCGAAAAGTGAGTCGCATGGTAGTTCCTTTCGGAGTATCGGGCACAGCGAAGTGCGTAGCCCTGTGAAGTGAAGAATATCACCCCTAGGGTGATTGTCAAGCACCTAAAAACGATTCGACCAACAGCCGCCTAGAGCGGCTTTTTTTACGCCCGGGGCCCAATGGAAGCCAAAGACATGTTGACGATGCCCGATCCGGAGTTTCGCGCGCACGTTGTCGAATACCTTGTTGCGCACGACGCAGCAATTTCTGAAAACACCAAGGTCACGCGCAAGGTGGAGGCGACAGCCGATCAGGTCGCCGAGGACACTGCACTTATTCGCAGCATTCTGAGCGACGTCGCTGCCGGCGCGCGGTTCATGTGTCGTCTCGCAGCTGCGTGGCGGTTCTTTCAGAGACAGGTGTTCATTCCCATCATCCTGCCGCTGCTCGGGCTCTACGGCTTCTGGTTCTACACCCAGTTCCATCGCTTCCCCGGCTGGTTGGCTGACTGCTTCAAATTCCTGATGGCGGTGATATGAACCTGACGACCTCCATCATTGCGGCCGGCTGCGGCGCGACGCAGTTGCGGGCCGCGCAGTGGGTCCAGCCGATCCAGGCGGCATGCAATCGCTATCAGATCGTCGAGCCGCTGGATGTGGCCGCGTTTCTCGCGACCATAGGTGTCGAGTCTGTGTATCTCGGCTACACGCGCGAGATCTGGGGGCCGACGGCCGCGCAACGCGCGTATGAGCCGCCGTCAAAGAAGGCGGCAGAACTGGGCAATACGAAAGCCGGCGATGGTCGGCTTTTTTGTGGCCGCGGCCTCATCCAGATCACCGGTCGGCGCAACTACACGCTCGCGGCAGTCGGGCTCGACCTCGATCTCCTGAATCATCCGGAACTGCTCGAGCATCCGGCCGAGGCCGCGATGTCAGCGGCCTGGTACTGGTCGAGTCGAAAACTGGGGGTTCTGGCACTCGCCGGCAATTTTCTCGGTGTGTCGCGCGCGGTGAATATCGGCAGCGCAACTTCGAAGGCAATGCCGAACGGATGGATTGACAGGGCGGCGCTCTACGGCGCCGCAAAGAAGGTGCTGGGAATCGTCTAGCTGTAGCAAATCGTCTGTCACACGAGCAAGCCGCGCAGCGGCTTTTTTTACGCCTGAAGGAAATCAATGGCCTCGAATCTCAAGTACAGTGCGGCGCTGAAAACATCGCAACAGACGGCAATCTCGACCGCCGCAGGTGCGTCCGCCGTTCTCACCCTCTACAGCGGCACTCAGCCCGCGTCGCCTGATACGGCTGTGAGTTCCCAAGTGGCGCTCTCGACGCATACGTGCGCGGCAACGTTCGGCAGTGCTTCGGCTGGCGTGCTCACGGTGGGTGCGATCGGCAACGGCACCGGCACCGCGGGCGCGGGCGCCGGCACCGCGGCCACCTGGTATCGCCTCACGACCTCGGGCGGCACGGCTCTGGTTGACGGCACGGTGGGTACTTCTGGCGCCGACCTGAATCTCACCGGCACGACCAGCATCGCTACGGGCCAGACGGTTTCCATCGCGTCGTGGACTCTGACCAACAGCAATTGATCTCGTAACCGGAGGCTCGCATGGGAAGCCTATCCGGCTCCACTGCTGTAAATGCGGCCGTCGTCAACCTCAGTTCGCCAGCGCAGACCGACTGGATTCAGTTCCCGCAAAGCTGGACCGCCGTCAACCGCAAGAGTGGTGGTGGCTCGACAATCGGGCTGCCGACCGTTCTGGGGACGCATACCGGCGACGTGTTCAACGGTGCGCCGGCTGGCATCACCTGGACTGATGGCACGCCCGCGGCGAGTGGCACAGCGTCGGTCGATGGCATCTTTGCGCCTAGTATCGCTTCTGGGTCCGTGGGCGATGGTATTCAGCTCACGTTCCCTGCAGACACCAACTCGCGCACGGTCGTGATCGCCTGGGGCGCGTTCTACGCCACAGCAAAGCTCGTCGCGACGCTTTCGGACGGCAGCGCAACGGCGGTGACGCACCAGCAGGCGGCGACTGGCGCGGACACGGCGAAGGGCTACCTGACGACGCTGACGTATAGCGCCAACTCAGCATCGCAGACGCTCACCATTGCGATGACGCTCACGGCCGTCACTGCAAACCAGTACTCCAATATCACGCTGTCGGCGGCGAAATACCTGACGGCGGCGACGACGATAACTGGCTCGGGCGCATCGACGCAGGCACCCAACGTATCGTCGGCTTCAGGGGCGATCTCGATCGGCGGCTCCGCTGCAAGCGCGCAGGCCGCCAATGCTTCATCTGCATCCGGAGCGGTCAAGGTATCCGGCGTAGGTGCATCCACTCAGGCGCCGAATATCAGCGCTGTTGTCGGCGCAGTCGTCGTGAGCGGCGCCGCGGCGTCGAACCAGGCACTCAACACTGATAGCGCGACTGGCTCTGTTCGGGTCTCCGGCTCAGGCGCGTCTTCGCAGTCGCCCAATGGCTCGGCCGCGTCTGGGTCGATTGCGGTCACTGGCACTGCGTCAAGCACGCAGGCGTCGAACGTCTCGAATGCTTCTGGCGCAATTGGCAACGTCGTTCAAGGGGCTGCCGCGAGCACTCAAGCACCGAACGTTTCTGCGGCATCCGGAAGCGTTGCCGTCTCGGGCTCGATCTCGTCGACGCAGGGCAAAAACGTGTCGGTGGGTGCTGGTGCTGTCGCTGTTGGCGGGGCGGCTGCGTCACTACAGGGCGCCAATGTCTCTGCGGCTTCGGGTTCGGTCGGCTGGCCGCCAATTACCGCCTCAGCAGCATCGACACAGGCGCGCAACGCCTCGGCCGCCGTTGGCGTGGTTCGCGTCACCGGCGCGGCGAGCGCCACGCAGCAGCCGGACGTCTCCAGCGCAGCCGGCAGCGTCACGAGCGGCATCGTCGGAAGCGCTGCGAGCGTACAGCAGGCGAACGTGAGTGCGGCAACAGCCTATGTGGTGCCGCTGACTATTGAGGCTGCCACGCTTGTCCCGGCATATGCCGAGAGCCGCATTGTCGGTGTCACCGCTGAAGAGCGAATCTTGGCCGTGTATGCCGAGACCCGGATACTCGGCGCCGCTGCCTAAACTCAGGAGCATGCATGGCAGTTCAAACAACCATCCCTGTCATCGAGAAGGATCCATCAGCCTTCCTCGCATATGGGTTCGACCTTTCGGTGCCGTACACGCCGCAGGGGAAGCCGTATCTTGCGGCGGGCGAGACTGTCACGTCGCTAACTGTGACGGCCGACCCCGGCATCGACATCGCGTCCAGCGGCATCCATAGCAACCAGCTTGGCGTTGCCTCGCAGGTCGTCGCGTGGATTGGCGGCGGCACGTTGGCAGAGCAGTATCAGGTTCACTTTCTCTTCACGACCAGTCTAGGCAATCAGGACACCCGCACGCTCACGCTGAGTCTGGTTCAGAAGTAATTCCGTCCAACTCCATATGAGGCCCGCATGCGCGGGCTTTTTTTATGCCCATCGTCAAACACCTTATCGATGCTGCGAAAGGCAAGCATCCGATCACTGCTGCGCGCTCGGGTCATTGGCCAACGGTGCGCAAGCGGCATCTCGCGCTGCACCCGGTCTGCGAGGTGTGCGGCGGCAACGAGAAGCTGGAAGTGCATCACCGGCGGCCATTTCACCTGCACCCGGATCTCGAACTCGACCCGGCCAATCTCGTGACGCTCTGCGAATCGAAAAAGAGCGGGGTGAACTGTCATCTCTGGTTCGGCCATCTCGGCAATTTCCGTAGCTTCAACGTGGATGTCCTGCTCGATGCCGCGATCTGGCTGGGCAAGCTGAAGAGCCGCCCTCTCTCCGACAAGGAGCTGAAATGAATCAAACATCGAGCATGGTCACGGGCGGCGCCACCCTGACCGCGGCTTCGCTAGTGCCGCTGGTGCAATGGGCCGCAATGAGTTTCAAAGGGCCGATGCCGGCTGAAGTGCAATTGCTGGTTGCCGGCGCGATCGTGACCGTGGTCCACGCCGTGGGTAACGTGATTGCCGCACGTACGGCACCCAAGCCTCCCGCGGCGCCGCAATGATCCGCGTCGCCGCATGCCTGCTGCTAGGAGGCTGCACAGTCGTCGAGCATGTGCAGGTGATGCCGACGTTCGACAAGCAGCAAGAGATCGGCTGCTGCGTTATCTACGCGGAGCCAAATCCTCAAACCACGCTATCCGTCACGGTACAGAAGGCCGCCGACGAATCTCTGAAAGTCAAACTCGGCGCCAAGTGGCGCTTCTGATTTCACCCACCTGAAGGAAACCTCGAAATGAAAAAGCTCATGCTGCTTGCGGCAGGTCTTGTCGCGTCCCTCGCAATCCTGGCCGGCTGCACGGCCGCTCAACAGCAAACCATCGATGCGCTCGCGACGAACGCAAAGACGCAGGTCGCGCAGGCCTGCACGATCGTTCAACCCGTTCTGCTCAACCTGAGCGCCTCGATCCCCGGGGATGCGAATCTCGCGCTGCTGGCCACCGACAATGGAAAGCTGTGTGCCGCAGTGGCCGCGCTCGACGCTACCACCGTCCAAAGCCTGATCAATACGGTGATCCCGCAGGCAATCGGGCTGGCCGTGCTGCTGCCGATCGATCCGGCTACGCAGACCTCGATCAAGATTGCTTTGGGTGCGGCTTCGCTGGCTCTGTCGAACTGGTTGCTGGTGTACGGCACGCCGGCGGCAACGGCTGCATCGGCACCGGTCGCGGCGAGTTCGTAATGAGCAAGTTCCTGACTGACCTTCAGGTCAAGCCCGCCACCGGGAAGGACGACGGCCAGTGGGAACTGCTGGCCGATCTGGTCTACCAGTCTGACGTTGCGGCAATGACGTTCACCGTGCCGGCGGGATTCATCACCAACTTTGCGTCGGTGCCCCGAATCCCGATCGTCTACGAGCTGGCCGGCGACACGGCGTCTAATGCGGCGGCCGTCCACGACTATCTGTACAGCACGCACATCGTGCCGCGCCCGGTAGCTGATGCGGTGCTGCGAGAAGCGTCAGATGTGACTGCCGTGCCGGATTGGCGACGGCAACTCATGTGGGCTGGCGTCCGCGTGTTCGGCTGGTTGTACTGGGGTAGTGCGGCGACGTCGACGAAGCCCGCCGCGGCGGCCGCCGTCACGCAGCCTGTTCCTGCGGATCAGTAAAGCACAACGGCGCCGCGTGATTCGCGGCGCCGTTGTCAGATTCTTTTCCTCACAGCCTAGGTGGCGCGTCCATAGCCGAATCCGGCAACTCAGTCCATCTCAATATCCGCGCCAATCTCGCGCATTTTGGCGAGCACACGATCCAGTTCGTCGGGCTTCAATGCGAGCTTGGCCGCCCCGAAGAAAAGCATCTGAGGCGCCATCTCGCGCGGCTTCTCTCCACCTGTGTATTTGCGCCATTGCTGACCGCCGGCCACGCCAAACAGATCGGCCATCTGCTCGCCAGTTTGCTCAAGCGTGTCTTTAAGGCGTCGGAAGTCTTCCGGCTTGGGAGCGTTGTATTTCATGTGAAAAAGCCACCTTTCGGTGGCCCTCGGACTTAGTTGAACAGGAACTTCGTGATGGTCATGATCGCGAGGATCAGGCCGCTGGCCCATACGAAGGGCATCCAGCGCGATTCCAAGTTCAGCTTTTGCGTTTCCGCCATCAGCTTGGCGATTTCCGCTTCAGTCTTGACGATGTCCAAGGCCTTTTCCATTTCGCTTCTTCCTTTCGGGTTCGGGCTGCGCGATGTGCGCTACCTCTGAGACGTATATTAGCACCAAAGGGGCTAATTGCAACATGTATTTCACGTCACCCGAAACTTATTTTCTGCGCGCGATCCTCGCATCTGATCCGGCTCATCGTCCGCGCCAATAGCCCGCACCCAGTACACGCAACCCGCATCGGGATTGGCCTGGATCTGCACCCGGTCGCGCAGACATTTGCAGACCGAGCCGTCCGCGAGATCGCCACCCCAATGCTCGCAGCCGACGCAGGGTTTGGGGGTGCCGTAGGGGTTGGATAGGGACATGGCATGTACTGTATAAACGTACAGTATAAGATAGCTTTCCGGGGTGTGGATTTTTCTGCCACAAACCCTCGAATTACTGTTTGCATATACAGTATTCGGCCATCCCGCAAACCCTTGTAACACCGTGCATCCTGCCAAATCGGCTGTATAAGCGCACAGGTGTTTCGGGCTTCAAACCCAGTTGAGGACGTCAGACGTTCTCAGGTCGGTTCGACTCCGGCTGCCTTCCGCCAGCACGTTGATTGGTTGAAAAGCCGCGTGCGTGCGTGCTGTCGAGACTACACCTGAAGCGCTGATCGCACTGATTCGCGCGCTCGGGGCAGAAGTATCGGGACATCTTGTCGAGTGTCGCCGTCGGATGAACCATCCCCAGATGCGGGTGCGGCGTAAAACTCGGACTGGTTTGTGCTGCAATTTCGAGGCTCTCCCGGTATTCGATCGGGCTGAGCGAGCCGAGTGAGACCTTGATCTGTTTTGCGTTGTACCCGCGGATGTAATAGTCAAGTACCTCAATAAATTGCTCAACGGTCGTAGCCCGCCAGTCCCGACCATCGAACAACTCTGTTTTCAACCGCCCGAAGAAACCTTCGCAAGCTGCATTGTCGGGCGAACATCCTTTACGTGACATCGAGTGAACAAGCTTAAACGTGTTATTGCGCGAGTCAGAATTAGCGAGGCCAAGCGGCTTTTAATTCAAAACCAAATGCAGCTATCGGAAATTGGCGATGCCCTCGGCTTTTCCTCGCCATCCGTCTTCTCTCGTTTCTTTTCAGATCAAGCTGGAATTTCACCATCGCGCTTTAAATTTAACCATGTTGATGGTCGTTCAGTCTCGGGGAGTTAAACCAGGATTGTCCCCGATGATGGGGGTAATCGCAGCGCATGTGGATGCCTTGCCGCGATGTGGCGGCGGTATAAGAATGAGTGATAGATGTTGGTCCAAATTGACTGTCGCATCACATTGGCGCACAAGGCGAAGGCTCGAACTCGATTGATCGAACAGTCTTTCTTCTGATTGCGACAACATGTGGTTGAGGCGAAGAATGTCAGGCAAATCGAAGTCAGTTACGGTCAGGCCGCCTTCGGCTTGCACAGGGGCGACGTCTGAAGCGCGGGGGTCAATGCATCGGCACGTTGCAGCCAGCGAACGATGACAGCGGCGGATGCTGCTCAAGCTGGACGATTTCATGCCGATAAAGAGCCTGCACTTCCATTCGGCAAAACGATTTCATCACCCGGAACACTCAAATGCAGAGACAACTACTGTCGATTCTTATCGTGGGCGCGAGCGCAGGCTTGTTCGGCGGATGCGCCGCCACGCTACAGACCCAGGACAATGCCCCTTCGGGTGAAAGGACATCTGAAGCAAGCATCGTCGTGCCACCTGCTTCGACTCATACAGTTGTTCTGCGCATGACCGGATCGAAGGTAGCCACGGCGTCGTCCGACTGGCCGCGGGTGCAGACGGAATGGCGGGAAGCCATGCAAGGTGCCTCAAGCCCGGGAGGACTTAACTTCATCGATGAAACCGCAGAAATGGCACTCCGGAGTAGGGCCGGCACAGTCGTGGATGTCTATGTTGACGACTACCACTTCGTCTCGCAAGGTGCACGGATCGCATTTGGAATCATGACAGGCAATGCCTTCATACGAGCCAAGGTGACTTTCCGCGATCTGCAGACTGACCAGGTGTTCGGGGAACGCTCCTACAACACCAAGTCTTCGGCATGGCAGGGCATCTTCGCACCGACTACCGACAGGCAGACCCGTGCCATCGTGGCTGATGTCGTGAAGCAGATTAATGCACGTTAGAGCATCGCGTGGCGGTCGGCCCCGAGACCTGTCTGTGTCGTCGTTTTTTTGCGCGGTCGAGCAATGTCGGAAGGCGCAGAAGGCGTCACGCCGACTGTAATGATGTCGGGGTCACGTCCGCTAACAGAACGAGCTTGAGGTGACCGCAGTTTTCACGAGGACACTACGCGCTCAAACCTCGCACTCGCCAGCGAGCCGTCAGCGTGACGCATTCGCCCGCAGTTTCGATGTAGTCTGATAGTCCAGAACGCCAATGGGAGGCCGTATGGAACGGGAGCTGAAGCTTCGGATCAACATCGAAGATCTGGACCGGCTGCGTCACGCGCCATTGCTTGCACAATCGAAAAACGCAACCCAGCCTCCGAAGCTGCTGACGAGCACGTACTTCGATACCCCGGAGCTGGCTTTCCACGGGGCTCATGCGTCGTTGCGAGTGCGCGCCGTCGGCGACAAGCGGCTCCAGACGTTGAAACTGGAGGGGGTGGGGCAGGCGGGGCTGTTCGACAGAGACGAGTTTGAGATGCCCGTCGACAGCGACGCGCCCAATCTGACGCTGCTGCACGACTCACTGCCCGCCAACACCGACTGTGGCAAGCTGGTTCGTGACGAGACCGTTGCCGGACGCTTAAAGCCCGTCTTCGTCACGCGGATCAATCGGTCCGCGATGCCGGTGTGCTTGCCGTCCGGCGACTTGATCGAGATCGCCCTCGACGAGGGGACCATCGACGCCGAACTGGCTTCAGTACAGATCACCGCGGTAGAACTCGAGTTGAAAGAGGGGCATCCGAAGTGTCTGTACAGCGTCGCGCTCGAGTTGCTTGAAACCGCACCGCTGTTCATCGATCGTTTGAGCAAGGCCGATCTTGGCTATGAGCTGCTGGTCGCGGAGCACAGCGAGGCGGCTAGAGCTCAACCGGTGAAACTGAGCAAACGCGATTCGGTTGAGGACGCGTTCTGCACCATCGCGCGCAACTGCCTGGACCAGGTTCACGCAAACGAACGAGGCGTCGTGTCCGGTCACGATCCGTCGAGCGTACACCAGATGCGCGTGGGATTGCGTCGTTTGCGCTCGGCACTGGACCTGTTTGCGAAGGTGATTCCTTCTTATCACGGGCTTGATGACGAGCTGCGCTGGATCGCGTCGGAATTAGGCGCGGCGCGCGATTGGGAGGTACTCGCGGGATCGACGCTAGAACACGCAGGGACGAACGTGAACGCGGACGAAATCCTGCCTGTGCGGCAGGCGTCAGAGCAGATCGCCATCGATAACCGGCGGCGTGCCGCGGCCGGAGTCGAGTCGGTTCGCTACACGCGGCTGACGCTCCAGTTGGCGCTGTGGTTGAGCCGCAGAGGATGGCGAGACGGGATGTCCGACGAACAGAAGAAGGAGATCGACACGCCGTGCAGCCAGTTCGCTTCGGATGTCTTGTTGCGTCGACACAGGAAGTTGGTCAAGCGAGGCAAGGGGCTCGCCGATCTCGACAATCACAGCCGTCATCGTGCGCGTATCGCGGCAAAGAAAGTCCGATACGCCACCGAGTTTTTCGCGTCGCTGTGTCCGAAGCAGGCCGTCCGGCATTACATCTCCGTACTGACTGCGCTTCAGGATGATCTTGGCTGGCGTAACGATGCGGTCGTCGCCGATCAGCTTCTGAGGAAGCTGCCGCAAATATCGCCTGAGGCCGCCTCGGGCGCGGCGTTCGCACGCGGCTATCTTGCTTCACGCGTCACCTCCGATCGTCAGATATTGAAGAAGTTATGGAGGCGCTTCAGACGACTTTCGCCGCCACGTTGACCTGAGCGTGGGTTGCTAGCCGCCTTCATGCCATCGCGTGTCAGCTGCGAGCGCCACTGTCCGCAAGGCCGGCTAGCGCGTAACTCCCGTCGGTGCGGGCGGCGGCCTCACCGGAGAATGTCCGTTCACTGAACGCGATCAGTTTGAATCCCGAGCCGGCCATCCGTGGGACAGTGATGCCCCAGTGCCAGCCGCCAGCCTGCTGGAACACATGCAATTCGGCACCGGCTCGACTCTGTGACGCCTGAGAACCCTTCAT